GTTAAGAATTATTAAAATCCAAGTAATAATGAAACAAAACGTAATAGCAAGTTTATCTTCTTGAAGCATACTTTTAAGATTAGTTATTTAATCTGAAATTATTGCAAAAAATATTATTGCAAAAATACATACAATACTTACAAAACAGAAACAACTTAAATCACTAAATTCCCAAGTATTATATTGTGTAACTTCTCCTGTGCAAGAGTTAGTAATTATATTTACTTTATTTACTGTCCAAATATTATCACGACCACTGATTGTGCTAACTTCTTGTGAAGTGCAACTTCCTATGTTTCCAGTTATTAGTGGAGTTGAAATTATATTATTTGTTTTGATTTGGTTGTCCATACTATTTGTTTTTATTAAATAAATAAGTTAACGATCTAGCTTTGGTTTGCTTTTTCTTACAATTAAAGCAAACTGTTTTTGGGCTCACCCTATCGCGTATAACTTCTTCCCCACAATATACGCACCTCGTTTTAACTTGCTTAATATATTTTTCCTTTTCTACTTTTATAGGTTTTTCTTTTACCTCTTTTATTTTTCCATTCGCACCTCTGCGTTCTATCATTATACGCCCGTTAAGTTCTTTGCTTAATTTAACAGCGTCACTTTCAAGTTTAAAACTTTTTACCACTCTCCACGCTTCTCTTTGCGGAACTAATACTGTATAAAGTTTCATATGTTTTATTTTTTAGACCATTTTAAACATAATTTTTTATGACCTGCGGTAGCTTCTTCTATTGTTTTATATCCAATAAAATCTATTTCGGACCAATCTGAAGCTGTATAAGGGCAACATTTATGATTATCTTTTTTTGCTTTAAATACCATAGTTTCATAAATTCTTCCTAAACCAATTTCTTCAAAACCAAATTTTTCCATATAAGCGAAATCAAAGTCATCGCCTTTTAAATCTTTGTTTTTTTCAAACCATTTTGGATCATATATTTTTGCGTGGATCTCTCGAGAGTTTCTTTCAGGCCAATAATCTCCGATGGTAGAAACAATATATTTTCCGACATAAGTATTAAGATGAAAATTACAATGCCTTGCTCCAATAAAATGTCCAGCATGCGGCATCCAAACCTAATTTTCTTTTTTCATATTTTATAAATTATTTTTTATTTTCGTTAATAAGTTTAATTAACCTGGTAATTAATTGCCCTTGTTGTTTTACAATTTCTTGTAAGATTAAAATTGTTTCTTTGTCGTTGTTTGTTGTTTTGTCATTTTTCATATTATTAGTATAGCACATTTTCGTCTACTTGTCAAGTGGATAACTTCATCTTTTTAATTACTTCTTTCATGATATTGTCGTTATTGCCTTCTGAAGCGTTTTCCTCTTTACCAAACAAAGCTTTAAAGACTTCTTTTTTCTTGTTGATTATTTCAAGCATATATTCGTCAATAGTATCTTTTGCAAAAAGCTGGTAAACATTTACGCTTTGTGCTGTTTGTCCGATACGGCAACTTCTATCAGCTGCTTGTTCAAGGTCTGCCGGGGTCCAACTAAAGTCTAAGAACAAAACGTTGGATGCTGCGGTAAGAGTTATTCCCACACCAGCACTCTTCAAACCACCTAAAAAAACTTTAGTGTTTGGGTCGCTTTGAAATTTATCCACAATCTCTTGTCTTTTAACAGCAGAAATTTCTCCGGTAAGCAATACGCTTTCCTCTGAAAACTTTTCGTTTATCTTTTTAAGCGGTTCTATAAAGGAACTAAAGACTAAAATCTTTTCTCCGCTTTCAATTGTGTTTTTTATAATATCGATTGCGGAGTCTATTTTACCATTTGCGCAATTTGTCTTAGTTCGTTCATCTTCACCATCGCTTGCGCTGACATTGATCTTTCAATTGTATCTTCGTCTTTGTCTTTTACATCTCTAAGATAACTTTCTAAATCTTCCGAAGCATGGCTATATAGTTTGGCAAATTTTGAAGGAAGTTCAACCGGAATATCTGTATATTGTTTTAACGGCAACTCTTTTAACACTTCTTCTTTTGTTCTACGAATAAAATATTTAGCTATTCTAGTTTTTAATTCTTCTATGTTTGTTGCTCCATCGTCTTCCCAACCAAAGAATCCTGCTTTCCCACCACAGTATTTTTTTGAGAAATCATAATAATTTTTCCATTGCTTCGGATCAAGAATTTGGAGAGCATTGAATAATTCTTTCGGACGAGCGAGTACCGGGGTACCAGATAAAAGTATTTTTTTAGGAATACGTTTACATATTCCTTTTGTCGCCTTTGAACGTTGGGAGGTTGCTGTCTTTACGAGGTGCGCCTCGTCACAAATTACCAAATCAAAATCAACAGACATAAATAAAGGATAATAATTCCAAAGTATATCGTAGTTAACGATAGTAAAATCATGGTTGTCGATTATTTTTGATATTCTTTCAACGTCTTCTAATTTGAATTCAGAACTATCAAAAACCCAAGAAGACATGTTTGTCCATTTCTTTACTTCATTCTGCCAATTATATTTTAATGAAGCCGGACAAATAATAAGAGTTTTTTTAATTTCATTATGAGCGGCGTAACCCAATGCTTGCAATGTTTTACCTACGCCGGGCGAATCACCCACATATCCCACCCCATTATTATTGTTTAAAAATTCAATTCCAATTTTTTGATATTCGTAAGGTTCTCCTTTAAAATTTTTAACTTTAAATTTTGTATTAACTTTTGTTTTTATTTCTTGTGCTTTCTTTTCTCTAACAATTGAATCTTCTTTTTCTTTTTTATATTCTTCCATCTCAATCAAAATATTCGGATCTACTTCTACTAAAGGATATTGATTTTTAATGGCAACGGCTACTACGATATCCGAGAACCTCCATTTGCCTTCATTAAAATTAAAAAATTGCCACCCATAAGTTTCTTTAATGGCGCGGCAAAAGTTAATAATTTCTGTGTCGTATTGAAATTCAAAGCAATACGAATGATACTTCGTTTTTTCTAAACCTATTTTCATATGTAAGGGCTTTTTAAATTAAGCTTTACTTTTTTTGTTCCCTTTAATCTCTTTTAAAATCTCTATCGATTTATTTAGACTATATATCCCTATTTTTTTTCCTTTTGGTCCAACTTTAAATTCAGGAATCAATTTACCAACCTCCACATAATAAGATAATGTAGTTTTTGGAATTTTTAACTTTGAAGCGATTTCACTCAACAAAGCATATTCACCCTCTAATATTTTTTCTGTCATATTTTTGCTTTTATTTAATTATCAATATTTAGTATAGCATAAAACCGTATACTTGTCAAGTATGAGCCTGTTTTAATAGTTTGCAACCTTTTGCAAACCTTTGATTAACATTATGTAATCATTAGTTACATTTAGTAATATTTGCCAACAAAACAGTATTCAACTAATATAAATGTATATTAATTATTATATTATATAATATGAGCAATGAATTTTTTACTACTCGCGATATCACTTTAGCCGCGACAATTATGTCTGAAGGAATTGAAGTCCAATATATAGACTTCCAAATAGAAGGTTCAAGAGGAACCGTGGGATATTTTAATTTTGAAAATTCAGTAGAAGTTAATGTAATCAACAAAGATTACATGAATGGAAAAATAAAGGTAGAACCTAAAACCTTTATTACGAATTTACGATATTTAAAATCGGAAGTTAACGGATATAATAAAAAGCCAGGTAAATAAGGGGGTTGACAAAAAGTCAAAAGTGTGCTATAGTACTCTCACCAAAGGAACAAATAAAGCGGATAAAGAAACCATTAAACAGATTGCCGTAAGGCTTTCTCAATAAGATGGAAGAAAAGATATTCATTATTCTTTGTTCGCAAAACTTTTGGTAGAATATCTCACTTTTTCCAGTCTGTTTAATGGTTTTTTTATATTATATATACATATGAATAACGTCGACAAAATGAATGCCGAAAAGTTTTTCGGCAAACTTAACAGCCAAATGGCAATGAAAATAGCTAGGGCTGTTTTTGAATACAAGGACATAAGTTACACTCTTTTAAAAGAGGTAGTAACGTCAGAAAAGTATGATGAATTTCGCACAGAACCGACAATTTTTGTAGGTTGGAAAAACGAATATCATATTATAAAACAGTTAAAATATTTAGCCCGTATAGGCTATCTATTTTTGTCTCCGGACATGGGAATTACTTTAAATAGGGACTTTTTTCCTACGGATCAAAAAATGCCCCCATCTAGCTTTTTAAAGAATATCTAGTATGGAAGCTCAATATTACAAAGGAAAAAATGGTCAGATGATATGTAAACCTGCAGGCGTAATGGTTAATGTAGCCATAGCTAAAAGGTACCCTAATAGCGTTCAAAGAGGACTAGGGTGTATTCCTGCTGTGTTCGATTTTCTACAAAGAAAGATGGTGTATAATTTTGAAAACGACGTAAATAGGTATGATAATCACACTTGGTATTATAATTCATATCTCTCTCTAGTAAAAAACCTTGATAATCTTTATTCAGAAAAAACAATAAAAAGAGCCTTAAAAACTCTAGAAAAAGACGGCATAATTTTATCCAGATGTTTAAGCAAAGAGCTTAAATATAATCTCCATAATTCAACCAAATTTTATTCTATGGATGATGATTTTTTAACAAAAAACACAGAGGAAGTTCTACAAAATAAGGGGGTCTGTGATGACCCCCTTGAGACAGACAAGGGGGGTCGTGGTGACCCCCTTAGCATAAACAAGGGGGTCTGTGGTGACCCCCTTTTAGAGGGGGACACCAACTCAAAAAAAGAAGACCATAAGGGGGGTCGTGGTGACCCCCTAAGGGGGGTCGTGGTGACCCCCTTGCAAAATGCCGAATTTGATACTAGGTTAGCCAAGAAACAGCCGTTTTCTGAATCACATACGGTAAAGGATACGCTTAATCCCTACTTCGTAGGGATGAAAAAAAAATTTTTTCCTTCCTTGACGATTGATGATGGAAAAGAATTTTTACCATTTGAAAATGAATTTGCTTTAGACTCAAAATGGAGTGGTCCCCGGTTACCGGATTCCCCTAACCTCGCCGTCACCCCTTCCGGAAAATTTAAACTAATCCTCCCGACCTACGAAACCATCTCAAATAATATTCTGGTTAAAAAAATTCTCGAAGGTGAAAAAACATTTTCCTACCTCGACCTGATGGACAAAAAAAAGATAGAGTTATTTTTACAAACTTACAAAGACGGTCACGAACTTGAAGCTATAACTTTCTTCTGGACTAAACTTTTTGAAGACCTTGAAATCGACGAGATGTTAAAAACCATGAAAGGTTTTACTCCAACAACTTTAATCGAAAGTTTTCAAAGAGACGCGGCTAAACATTTCCCTTGGGGAATGACATGGGTATCCGCTTACCAAACCAAAGAAGACCGCGAACGTAAAAGTTTATACGAATACCTGGAAACCCTAAAAGCGGAAACAAAAATCAAAAAAGGTTTTGGCGATAAAAGCATTGACCGCTTAGACCAACTAATCCGCAAAGCCTTTAACAAACCCATGGGGTTTGCTTGGGCAGAAACTTACCTCGAAGGCAGAAAGGCTCTCGCGCTCATGGTCAAAATGATTAACAAACGTGGAGAATACGATTTCTGGGGCAGAATAAGGAAACTAACTGAGGATGAATATAATTGCAAGAACATAATCAAGCTAACATCGCTGTATTATAAAACAAGGTCGCTAGGGCAAGAGAGCAACGACAACGAAGCATTCCTTTACGTTCGGGCCATAGGTTCAGTTAAAGTTGATGACTACGGTATGCTGGTTGAAGATTACGAAGAGAAAACTAAGCGTTTGAAAAAGTACGGACTTTACGACATTATCTTCGCTGACCCCGAAGACAAAGAGAACAGCGACGAATATATCCGAAAAGGAAACTTGGCTCTTTCAAAATGGGCTGATGAAAGCGGACTTAAAAAACTGCAAGGAATTATGGAAAAAGAAGGGATAAAAGTTCACTATCCTTTTCGGTCGGTAGAATTACCTCGAATTGTGGAAAATAAATAGTAAAAAATAGGTTCTTTTTAACTAAAAAATAAAAAGGCTAAGATTAGCCAAAAAAGTTTTGACAAGCATAAAGGGGACGAAAAAATGTGTTGACACCCTGTTTTGCATAGTGTAATATAATAAGTATATTTAACACTATATATAAACTTATGTTGTCGCGTCACCAGAACATTTTTTCAGATATAACTATAAAAAATGAAAATGTAAAAAAGACAATTTCTTCTCCTTTCGAATATATCTTTAAAAAGATGTTAAAAGATGTCGGTTTTAAAGAAGGTAAAGATTTTATACACCAACATCCTTGTTCTCAAGAAGAAATGGGTAAACTATATGTTGCAGACTTTGCTTTTTTAGATGAAAAAATAATAATTGAACTAGACGGAGATGAACATAAGAACAGGGCGCATAAAAGGGCTGATAATTTAAGAGACAAAGTTTTTGAATTAAACGGTTTTTACGTTATAAGAATTAAAACGCCTTTAGACGAATACCATGGAACATATTGGAAATATTTTATAAAAGAAACAATAAATAATATAAGAATAAAAAAATATGGAGAAGATGCAAAATTGGATTAGTGTTTATCAATATGCTAAAAAAATTGGTAAATCAAAACAACAAATTTACATGGATATTCGAACAGGTAAAATGTCAAAAGAGAAGTGGAGAAAAGCAGAAATTAAAGTTGTTCGTACTCAAATTTTAGATCAAGAATAATTTAATTTATATGAATTTTGAAAAGTATACAGACTTTTTATCGTTCTTCCCAGACTGTGTCATTCAGACCTTCGACGACAGAGAAAAAGAGTACGGAGAGAAGTCTAAAGAACTTACAAAAGTCGGACCAGCAAAAGGGTTCCCGGAAATCGTTTTGAGAAGCATGAACGAGAAGAATTCTGCCGGTATTTTCTTTACGCCTAACCGGTTTCCTTCTGGAAGGCGTACGAAAGACCAATGCACAGGTGTAAATGCTTGGTATATCGAAAGCGACGATTTAAGTATTGACGAGCAGTTAAAACGTTTAACTGAATGCAAATTGACTCCAACTTTTATGGTCAGGAGTAAGAAAAGCATTCATGCTTATTGGATAGCAAAAGACGCAACAATTGAGAACTTCGAAAAAATTGAGAAAGGATTAATAGAATATTTTTCAGGAGATAATGCAATGAAAGATATTTCAAGAGTATTAAGAATACCAACCTTCTGGCACAACAAAAATCCAAACGATAGATTTAAAGTAGAATTGATCGACGTAAACCCTGAATTGTCTTATAGCGAGAGCGACATGCTTGTCCACTTTCCTTGTAAAGAAGAAGAAAAAAAGCCGGTATTTAATAAGCCTTTTGTGGCGCCTAACACTACCGCGATTCCGAAAACCGATAACCTTTGGGAAGCTCTTGTGGCACTTGACACAAAAATGATGTTAGAAAAATTAAGCGGAGATGATATCGTAAAAAACGAAGTTTTTGATTTTGAAAGACGTGGGGGTGATGGTGGTTTTTATATTATTGTGAATGGTAAAAGATGTAATGCTTGGCTTGATAAAGATAATAAAATTGGTTCCCCGGCAGGAGGTGGTCCGACTTGGATACAGTGGATAGAATATTATAAAGTGACAAAAGGTGAAATCGCAAAATGGGCGATGGATAATCTGGCTGACATGTTACCGGCATCCGTATTCCTAAAGTCTGAAGAGTACAAGGCTCGGAAAGCCGTAAGTCCTCAGCTGAATATTTCTCAACCAATCGTAAAACCTGTGGAGAAAAAAGTTGAAGAATCAAAAATTGATTTGAGTGTTGCTGAAAGATTAAAAAATAAAATTAACTCTCCCAAGTTTCCATTTACTTGGGGAACACTTGCTTTGAATAGAGCGTTACCTGCAATCTTGTCAAAAAATCTAGTTGTATTTTTCGGTAGTAGCGGAACCGGTAAAAGTTTATACACTTTATTTTTGGCGAAGGAAAATGTTAAAACGGTAAATGGTGTTGGGTTTTTATCTTTGGAAATGAATATGGACCAAATCTATATGAGATATTGCCGTGATCGAGCTGGAATTAGAAAAGAACATTATGACCATGACATGATAAGTGATAAAATTGTAGATAAATTTCTTCCTGAACTTGAAGGAATAAAATTTTTCGGAATTGACAAAGGCGAAAGTTACGATGTGGCAAAAATTAGAAAATTAATTACTGAAAATAATTTAAAACTTTTAATCGTAGATAACTTAAATAAAATTCAAGGGAAAGGAAAAAGTGAATTCGAAATTTCAATGGGGGTGTCAACTGATTTATTAAATATAACTCGTGATCTTGACGTAACACTTTTAATTATTCATCACACCTCTAAACCAAAGTTTGAAAAATTTGCGAAGACAAAAGATATTGACGCTTGGACAAATAGACGAGTTATAGATAAAATAGATTTTAAAGGTCCAGAAGGAATGCGCGGAACACAAAAGATTTTTGATGATGCTGATGTGGTGGTAGAAATTGCTCGTGTTAAAGTTCCGCCGGATGTACAAGCTAAAAGAGCTGATAATACAATTTCTTTTGTGCCTAATGAAAATAGTTTAGAATTCCAAATTAAAAAAGAACAGTTTGCTAGTGGTTTAAATGTTTATAAAGATCGTGAATGGGGAACGTCATCAAAAAAAGAAATTTATTTTTACGAAGGAAATTTTTATGATGAATATAAAATGGAATTTATTAAACAAAATAATATAGGATTAAAATAAAAATATGAAAACAATTAATAAAAACAAACAAAATTTAAGGGCTGATTTATGGGCTGAAATTTATGAAAGTTTAAAAAAAGATGGTGTTATTTTCCCTAAAAAAAATAAAGGTTTTGGAATTTGTTATCGTGCATATTCAATTTGTGGAGATAAAATAGAACAGGCTTTCGAAGCCGGAAGAAATAGTGTGAAAGAAAAAAATGAAGTTGAGTTGAGGAATAAACAACCTAAAGAAAAAGGTGATAAAATAACAGTTATCTTTAATATAAAAGATAAAGAATTTAAACAAGAAATTAAAATTGATAAACCAGAGGGTTTTATGCAAGCTTGGAATTTAATTCAACAAAACACAATAAAAATGTTTGGAGTAATTATAGACTCTTTAAGAAAATAAACATATGAAGATGTTTGAAGAACAATTAAATAAATTTTCTGAATGGTATGACAGCTATGAAGATAAACCAAGTAAGTCAAACTTGATGGGATATTTTACAAGAAAGAATAAAGAAATGTTCGAGGCAGGACAAAAATCTGGTATGGAAGGAAAAATTTTTAAACAAATAGAAATCAAAGAAGAGTGTCATATCCCTCAAAAAATATATGATAAGATTCTTGAAAAAGGATTGTTAAAAGGAAGAATTTGTAAACAAAATGAAGTAGATTATCACTTCCAACAAGGTAAAGAAATAAGAGAAGCAGAAATAATTAAAGTTTTAATGTCAGTTTATAAAAAAGACCCAAACTTAATAAATGAAATATTAAATAAAATATGAAATACTTTGTAATTTTATCAACAGGTGCATATAGTGATTATAGTCCAACATATTATATCGGTGATGAAGAAATTACTGAAAAAGAGTTTAAAGATAAAGGAAGAGAATTAGGTGATTATTTATTAAATAAATATAACGAACTTCCGGAAAGGGAACACAAAAAAGTAGCTGATTGGGATGACCAAAAAATAGAAAGATATAATCCTGAAACAGGAAAAACAATTATGAGACCAAGTAACGATGAATGGTTTATTCTTATGGATGAGTGGTTAACCGTGCAAAAAGAATACAAAACTTTGCCTAACAATATTCCAGAAATAAATTGTTATTATGATTTTCCAAATAGTAACAGAGAAGAAATTTAATTATATGACAAAGAAAATAAAAAAAGAAAATAAATTAGAGGAGTTGGAAAGACGAATAAAGTTTTTGGAGGAAAACAGTATATTAAAATTATCTTTAATTCCAGTTCAAGTTCCTCCACCGGATAATAGTAGATTTTATCTTCCATATTATCCTCCTTCGACAACTTTTGTTTGTCCATTTTGTGGAAAATATAATTGTCACGATATTCATGTTGTTAGTTAGTTTAAATATGATAAAAAGAAATAAAGTAGAAAAAGATGAAACATTAAAATGTACTTATTGCGGAGAAAAAATTCCTGAAGGAGATTTTTGGTGGTCTAACGAATATGGGGATAAGTTATGTACAAATTGTAAAGAAGTCCTTGTAGAAAGTGAAAAGTTATCAGAATGGTAAAAGCACTTGACAAGTGGACGGTTTTATGCTATACTAATAATACAATTATTAATCTTTCACCAATCGTGGAGTATGCTCCTGTTGGTTCACCGGCATGCGCCGAGTTTTCGCCTGCAAATATGGTGATAGAAAAATCTCTCGGGGTTGGTGAAGGGTTAATAAAATTGTTTTCTTTTGAGGGTTTATTTTTATTGTGTTGGCATATTGTTTGGAAGGATAACGGAATTGGCGTTCCGTTGTCCTCAAAAGAACGCAATGTATTTTTTTAAGGGATGTCCGGAATTCTGGATTAATGGTTATAAATTTTTTTCTTTGTTGGTTTCATAGAAAATTTATATGACCACTACCCTTCTGGTAAACGAAATTTATTTTTCGTTTTCCTTAAAAGAATATAGTAATTTTTTTTTAAGGCAAGTCTGGATACGTCTGGAGCTTGGGTCAAGGTTCCTGCTGAAAAGGGGATGTATTTCTTCTCTAAGTATTACTAAAACCTATTCCCTTGAGGTAGCGCGAATCTCGTATTTCGCCTTACCTTAAAAGAAAATAACTTCTTAAAATATATATATGAAAAACGAAAAAGATGATGCGTTGTTGGAAGCTACAAAAAATTTAAATAAAAAATACGGAGCTAGAACAGTAATGAGTTTAGGCGATGTTGATGACCTAGTAGTGGAAGCGATCCCTACTGGGAGTTTTAGTTTAGATAGCGTTTTTGGATGCGGTGGTTTGCCTAGGGGTAGGGTGGTAGAAATATATGGACAAGAGGCTTCTGGAAAATCTTCTCTTGCTTTATATATTGCTGCACAAGTTCAAAAGACTGGTGGTTCTGTGGTGTGGATTGATGCTGAAAGTTCTTGGGATACAAAATATTCTTCTCAAATGGGTATTCAAATGGATAAAATTATTGTTTCGCAGCCAGAATATGGCGAGCTTGCTTTTGAGATTATAGATGAGTACGCAAGATCAAACGCTGTTGATTTAATAGTGGTAGACTCCGTGGCCGCGCTTGTTTCTAAAGACGAATTAGAAAAAGGAATGGATGAAGTAAAAATGGCGGGTACCGCTCGTATGATGAGTAGTTGTTTAAGACGCGTTACTGGAACATTGAGCAAAAGCAAAACATCTGTAATTTTTATTAACCAGTTGAGAAATAAGATCGGTGTGTTTTGGGGTAGCCCAACTACCACTGTCGGAGGTTCTGCTTTAAAATATTATTCGTCTGTTCGTCTTGATGTAAAAAAAAGTGACAAGATTGAAAAAGATAAAATAACAATAGGGAATGTCATGAAAGTTTATGCGGCTAAAAATAAAGTTGGTGTTCCTTTTCGTAGCGCCGAACTTACAATCATTTACGGAAAAGGAATTGACGTTGAAGGAGAAACTTTTGATGTTGGTGTAAAAAGCGGAGTAATTGTTAAAACCGGAAACACTTACACTTATGGAGAAACAAAATTGGGCGTTGGAGCGGAAGCTGTAAAAGAAAAGATAATATCAGATAAAAAATTAATGGAAGAAATTCGTTCCGCTATTTCTAAAACAGACTATGTTTTTAAACCAGAAAAATATGGAGACGACACAAAAACAACTGAAGAAAATTCCTAGTAATATTAAAAGTTCAAACCCTGTTTATAAAGTTCCTAAAATATTTATAGTAAAAAAAAGGATGGTTTTATCTAATGGGGCTGATTACGTAATTTATAAAACATTAAAACTGGACAATGTAAAATGTACTTTTTGTGGAAGAAGACATTATTACCTGAAAGGTGCAAAAGTAAAAATTAAAGATTTTGTGTGTGAAGAATGTAATAGAGTAAAAAATAATTTGCGTTCCGAGGTTAGGGCTTCTGAATATAGAAAAGAAACAAAGAAATATTTTGGGGTAATAAATCCAAAAAACGTAGCAAAATATTTAAAAATTAAAAAAATATTAAAAAGTAAGGAGATAAAAATATGATATTTATAGGCATAGATCCAGGGCTTCAGGGTGCGCTTGTCGCAATAAATGAAAATTATACGGTTTTAGGAAAGTTTAAAGCACCTATTCTTAAAAATGAAAAAGGAAAAAATTTATATGACGTCCCTCAAATGGTTGAAATTTTAAAACAATTTAATCCAAATTTAGTTGTACTTGAAAAATCACAAGCCATGCCAGGACAAGGGGTTTCGAGCATGTGGGCCATCGGAAGGGGTTATGGATTATGGGAAGGTATAATCGCAGCACTTGGTTATCCTTATAAATTAGTTCACCCTAAAACGTGGCAAAAAGAAATATTAAAAGATTATGATAAATCTGATACAAAACAAGCTTCAACTCTTTATGCAGGAAGAACTTTTCCAAATGAAAGTTTTAAAGCAACTGATAGATGTACAAAAATAGATAATAATATAACTGATGCGGTTTGTATGGCTGTATATGCTAAACAAACTTATTAAGACCTTTTAAAATACGCGTAGTTCAATGGTAGAACAAGAGCCTCCAAAACTTTTGACGTGAGTTCGATTCTTACCGCGTATGCATTTTAATTTTTAATTTATATTATATGGACGCAAAAATTTTGCCAATAGGTGACCGTGCCTTGATTAAACCGGATATTGAACCGGAAAAATCTAAAGAAGGTTTTATAGTTCAAATAGGTGAAGCAAAAGAGAAAAAAACAAACGGTACAGTTATTTTAGTTGGTGACGGAGAAAAGATTACTAAAACCGGAATTAAAATAGATGATAGAGTGCTTTTTGAAAAATGGGGAGGAACTTATTATATTTCAGATGAAGGAGAAGAATTTTTAATTATTGATTCAGATAAAATTTTAGCTATTTTAAAATAACTTTATGTCAAAACAATTATTATTCGGTGAAGAGGCAAGAAAAAAATTATTAACAGGTTTAAATACTTTAGCTGACGCGGTAAAAGTTACTTTGGGCCCAAAAGGACGTAATGTTGTATTGGGTAAAAGTTATGGCTATCCGACTATCACAAAAGATGGTGTTTCTGTAGCTCAAGAAATAGATTTAGAAGATAACTTTGAAAACGCTGGAGTAAAATTGATTAAAGAAGTAGCTAGTAAAACTAATGACGAAGTCGGAGACGGAACCACTTCGGCTACTGTACTTACTCAAGCTATTGTTCGAGAAGGAATGAAACACATTGTAGCGGGAACAAATCCGGTCGCGTTAAAAAGAGGCTTAGATAAATGTTGCGAAGCAGTTGTAAAAGAAATTAAAGATAATATTGCTAAACCGGTTGAAGAAAGCGAAATTGAAAACGTTGCTTCTATTTCTGCCAACGATAAACAGATCGGGAAAAAAATAGCTGATGCCATCAAAGAAGTTGGTAAAGAAGGAGTTATCACTGTGGAAAACGGAACAACGTTTGAAACAGAAGTAGAAATCGTAAAAGGAATGAGATTTGATAAAGGATATACTTCTCCTTATATGAAAACGAATGTTGATAAGGGGGAATCTTTTATTTCTAATGCTAATATTATTGTGACAGATAAAAAATTGACTTCTTTTAAAAATGAAGTTATGCCTGCTATTCTTGCAAAAAAAGATGGTGAGGGTTTGGTAATTATTTGTGAGGATGTGGGTAATGATGTTTTGGATCTTTATTCTGCCAATAAATTATACGGTGCTTTTAATTTTGATCTTTTGATAGTAAAAGCTCCGGGATTTGGAGATAGAAAAAAAGAATATTTAGAAGATATCGCTGTTTTGACTGGTGCGACAATGATTACTACTGAAAGCGGTTATAGTTTAGAAACTATTACTGCAGATAGATTTGGTAAAGCGACATCCGTTACTTCAACTCAAAATGATACTACTATAGTTGGTGGAAAAGGTGATGTGAAACTAATAGAAGAAAGAGCAAAAATTATTAGAAAAGAATTAGAAAAAGCTGAAGGAGATTTTGAAAAAAATAGATTAAGTCAAAGATTGGCTAAATTAGTCAGTGGAGTCGCTATTATTAAAGTTGGTGCTGCGACCGAAACAGAAATGAAAGAAATTAAACATCGTATTGAAGACGCAGTCGGCGCTACTAAATCAGCTGTTGAAGAAGGTATTGTTGTTGGCGGTGGTTTGGCTTTAATAAATGCTTCTTATGTTATTGATAATTTACTTTTAGATGGAGAAGAAGATTTGGCTAAAGGAATTATGAAAAGAGCTTTAGAAGAACCATTAAGACAAATATCTGCCAACGCTGGTGTGGATGGAAGTGTGGTTATCTCTAAAATAAATGAATTTCCTAATAAAAGTTCTATGGGTTATAACGCGGCCACCAATACCTACGAAGATTTATTAGAATCCGGAATAGTCGATCCAGCAAAAGTTGTTCGCATGTCTTTGCAAAATGCTGTTTCTATTGCTGGTTTATTTTTAACCACAGAAGTTTTGATTGTTGATTCTCCTAAAAAAGAAGGAGACATGGGCATGGGAATGGGGATGCCAATGCCGGGACAACAGTTCTAAGTTATCCACTTGACAAGTAGACGAAAATGTGCTATACTATGTGTATAATTAAATAACGAAAATTATGCCAAGTGAAAAGATACCTCAAATAAACTTAGAGTGCAGGGAGTGCAAAAAGATACTTAAAATAGGAAAAACATTTATCGGGACTGATTTGTATTATGCTTTCTTTGCTAAAACTTATAAGGTGGATGGTTTTTCTCATTCTTATATTTGTCCACAATGTTTAGAAAAATATGAAAACAAGTAAACAAGAAATAGAATTTTTGCGTGAAAGCAATGCTATTGAAGGTGAATATAGTAATGAAGCTATGAAGGGTGCTATTAATGCGTGGACATATGCTAATAAAAAACGTTTTAAAAATCCGACAGTTGGTTATATAGAAAAAATACATAAAGAATTAATGACACCTCTTAAACCGGAGATCGCAGGGAAAATTCGATCTTGCGGAGTAACTATTGGAGGAAAATTAAAGAAGAAAACATCTCCTTATATTATTAGTGAACAATTAAGAGAATGGTTGGAAAAATATTGGAACGTTGAAAAAGAAGAATTAATTAAAGAGGCTCACGTTGCTTTTGAAGAAATTCATCCGTTTGTAGACGGTAACGGGAGAACGGGAAGAATACTTTTTAACGTAATGAGATTTAACACGGGATATCCGATAATGATTATAAAAGAAAGTGAAAGACAAGATTATTATAATTGGTTTAAAACACCTGAAGAAATAGCAAATTACGAAATTGAAAAGGATAAAAGTTTATTAGCTTTTTTTAAAGATTATTTAGGAGAAATATAATATGCCATACGGACAACCTATTATTACGGAAGATTATGTTCTTTGTGAAGAATGTGGAAAGCAATTTTCTAAATTAACTCCACCACATATCAAAAAACACGGAATGACAATTCCTGAATATAAAGAGAAATGGGGTTTTTGTAAGAAACAGCCATTGGAAGCTTTTTATATCAAAAAGATAAGACAGGAAAATAATTTGAAGTATGGATCGACATTGAATTTAACTAATAATCCTAATTTCGAAAAGAATAAGTTTAGAAAAGGCGAACCTAGAAATACCGGAATAAGAGTAATTACTGAACAAGAAAGATTACATCTCGCTAGTATAGCTATAAATGTCCAAAGTACTGATGAATTTAAAAAGACAATTTCAGAAGCAAGTAAAAAGGTTTGGCTTCGTCCTGGTTATAAAGATGCTTATAGAGAAATGAGTAAAAAGCTCTGCGATAATGATGAAACACGAAAGAGATTCAGTGAACAAGCAAAAGAATTTTGGTCTGATCCGAAACGCAAAGAAGAACATTCTAAAAAGATTTCTGCCGGTTGGTCTACACCGGAAATGAAAAAGTATGCCAGTGAAAGGTCGTTGGCAAACTGGAAAAAAATTAAAGAAGGAAAAATATGTATAAAGTAGAAAACAATAATTTAGTAATAACAATACCATTAAAAACAACCCGTTTTAATCCATATGAAGAAATGGGAGACCCTAATTATAAAGGGCAAGAGATGGATAATGTAGTTGGTATTTTAGGGAATAAAAGCTCTTGGTTTGATATCGGTTTTGGCTTCTTGATTGATATGGATTATAAAGGAAAAGGTGACCAACATACTGGTATTTTATATAGATGGGAAGGGTCAACAGACAATTTCATTCAATTTTGTAAAGAAAATAATATTTCAATAATTAAAGAATAAAAATATGCTTGCATTAATAGGAATTATAGCAATTTACTCAACCGTTCATTTTTTTATAATTCAGACAAAAGCGTGGGAAAAGAGAACTACATATGAAAAAGTAGTTTCAATTGTTGCGATGAGCTGTATTGGTTTAGTTTATTTAGGTACAATGATAGGTTAGTAATATTTATGATTTTTTATGAATTTAAAAGGATTTGTAAAAAAACAAAAAGAGGAAGATTAATTTACGATCTTTGGATATCTGAAAAAATAACATTAACCATGGCAATGGTAATGTTAGAACGTAAGAAAACAGATAAAAATTATAAAATAACTACTATAATTAGAGCAGAAGACAAAGAAAAAGAAGCTGAAGATAAATTAAAAAAAGGATAAAAATTTTATGAAACAAGAAATCAAAAAGATAATGGAAAAAGCAGGATATAAAGGTGACTACGAATTAGTTAGTTTTATAGAAATGATGAAAAAGGATATAGGACTAAGAACTATATTCTTCTCTGATGACGGAAGTTGTGGCTGTACTTGTGGAACACCATTTGTTGGCTATGTAACGGGCGAGAAGGATGTTATAGACGCTTTAGGTATATTGTGGATAAGAGTAACTGAAGTTAATAACAAATCGAAAGAGGAGTCAAAAGCCAGAAAGAAGAAAACAGAGGAATTAAAAGCAAAGTTAGAAGGATGGAATAAATTAGGAAATATTAGTGAAGTATAGAGAGTAATATTAAATGGTAAGAGTAGCATAAAACATTATATATTAGCGTAAGTTGTCTCTTTTAGCTCGTAAACGTATAAAAACAAGCATGGTGTAGGTTGTCTCATTCATCTTCCTATACTTAAACCTTTAAAAAACGCCCGTATGAAGAGAAAAGCTATTTTAAAGGTTTAATACGTTATTCTATACGTTTTTGGGTACAAGGAGACAAGAAATCGGGATCGGGGAACCGGTCTCTTTTTTTGTTTAACCGGTTTTCCTCAACCATAAGTGCGGGGGTAAGTTATCTTTTATGTACGTTTTGAAAGAAAAAAAGAGTAGATTTTTAGTTCTACTCTTTAATCTTTTTGTGTTTAGAATGACCAAAAGACTCTTTGGTGTGCTATAAGGAATGCGGTTAGTAATACCATTTGTTCTCCGTTACAAATTTTAGACATTTTTCGTTCTTTATTTGTTCCAGGGTGAATTGCTGTTAATTGGTATTGTTTTTCTCCTATTTTTTCCCATATAAGAGTGTTTTCACTTCCTTGAATTTTAAGGAATGTTTTGTTTTCTGTATTTTTGAATCTTTCTAAATAATCGATATTTTGCATAGCTATTCCTTTCTATTAAACGCTTTGAGCCAATTTTTTGCGTTTATAATGTTTTTATTTTCTCGTTCTATGCAATAATCTTTCAATTCGTTAACTAAGTTGGCAACGATTTCTGTTCCTTCTTCTAATAATGAGTATGATTCGTTTTGCATATGGTTTAAATTAGTTTACCAAAACTGCAAAGATAATTAAGTTGTTTGTTTTCAATTTCTTTTTTTGTAAATAATTCTTCACATGTTCTGTATTTTAGGTGCCAATGCATGTCCATTCCACAACCACCAACTTTTACTGGTTCAAAACTCATTTTATTGTTATAACATATATTTAAAAGCATGTTGTAATTGACAAAGTTGAATTTTCTATTCATTCCTGATCCGCTTACATCCATATGGCAGATCGTATCTCTATTGCAAATGTCTTTTAAGAATTGTTTTGCATCGTTTATAAAATCTTCGAATGAATAATAGAAATCTCTTTCTTTTTTTGCTTTTTTGAATATTTTTTCTAATTCTTTTTTGTTACGCATATTTTATAAATTATTAAATTAATCAACGAAGAATCTTCCGCAACGTTTACATTTATCGCCACAAGGATAATCGTTGCGATATTCTGTGTCGTGTGAATTGTATCTTGGATCTGCAAAATGACAAATTCCTTTTTTGAGATCTTTGTCCCATTCTGCGTATAGTTTTGCTTTATCTTGTAAATCTTGATTTATTTTGGCTTTTGGTTGTTTCTTTACATAATGTATGCTTGGTGAACACTCGTAAGCTGGTAAATATGGTCCGCAAACACTATTGTAGCTGTAACCTCCTGCTGCGTCATCTAACCAAAGATTTTTTCTGTTGAATGGTAAAGAGACTTTCTCAGTTATTGTTACATCAAATCCTGAACCTTGTGATCTGTCCATAATACAAACATTTAATTTTGGAAAGGTGATTGTATTCTCTTTTGCATCTGGATCAATTAAATCGAAAGGTTTGTCGTAAAATAAAACTGTTAACTGACCTCCATAATATGCTTCGTTTATTAGACTATATAAATCTTTTTCGTGTGTTTTTGCGTCTATTTTAAGTGTTTTGGCGATTTGTTTAATAGTCTTTTGTGTTTCTTTTGCTGTGTTTCCTTCTTGTGAATCAATGTATAATCCTGTGTCGTAGAAGAATAATTTGTTTCTAGTATTCTTTAATAATTGTTCTTCTGGTTTTGAAGTATCGTGATCGTAAAACCATACGTTTATTGCGTCTCTGTCGTTTTCGCTTAGATGTTCTAATTCGTCGTTGGTTAGTTGTTCTTTAAGAATAAAATCGATTGATTCATATTGTGCATCAGCTTGCCAAACCCATGCTTGGTCTTCTTCATAATAGGTGTTATTTTGAATCAATTTGTTTATTGTTGCGCTATCTTCGATTTCGTCTCTATAATCAATATAAACCAAATCTACTCCTTTTGGATATTCTAATTCTAGATCTTTGATTATTTCTTCTAATGTTCTAATTTTGGTTTCGTCTTTCATAAATTTATTATAATACTGTTAAATGACTTGATACAATTTCTTCTAGCGAATTATTATCTGTTTCTGTTGATTCCCAAAACTGTTCTAAGGCATCGTGTTCGTCTACTGCTTCGTATTCTCGTTCTATTTTTACAATGATTTTATATGTTGGCATATAGTTATATTAAATTATTTTTTACTTCAACTCTGTTTACTGTTTCTATTATTTTTTGAGTATCAAAACTATCCTCTACATAAGCTTGCGGTAGTTCATAGTTTTGAGCGTATTCGTATGCTTCTTCTGGCGTTGAAAAAGGTGTTTGAATTTCTAGTTTTATGTTTACGATTACTGAAAGCAATGGTTTATTTGACATGTGGTTGTTTAATAGTTTATTAAGATATGCTATTTTCATTTGCTTCTGGTAAAGTAAGCCCGCAAGCGCTAAAAAAGTTTGAGCGTTCGATTTCACTTTCCCATTCCATAAACAAGTCAATTGCATCGGCAAGTTTTGCAATTTCTATAATGTTTTTTTCGTTTTTCATGTATTTATTTTTTAGTTATGTTAAAAATTGTTAACTTGTTTATAAGTTGCATAAACAATTCTAATTGTTCATCGTCAAAATAAACAATTTTGTTAATAATTTCATTTACGGTTGTTCTTTTGTTTTTCATACATTTAAAATTAAATTTCTTTATACATTTCTGCGATAATTAAATCGTGTATTTCATCTTGTTCTTCTGGTGTTAAAAGATGTATATCTGTTAATACACTTTCTAATTGGTGGTTATCATCGTATTCTGTTCCAATAACATAAGAGTATTTTAAATCTCCTATTCTGGTTCTGATTACGATGTTTCCATAAATTGGTCTGCTGACCACTTCGTTTGAGATTATTTGCATATGTTTATTTATAATGTTTTTTGAATGTTAGCCCATAAACAAGTCCACGTAAAAACGATTCCATTTCTTTCTTATTGCGTCTAGTTTCGCCAAAAATTCCGTCTTCACCAGTTCCGGTCAAAACTTTTCGGATAACATAGCCGCCATAACAAGAGGCAAAATCTAGTTTGTAAAATTCGTTTTTATAATATTCAGCGTTTGGGTTTTTTTCTCTGTCGTTGCGTTTACTAGAAGTTTTTAATTTTGCTAACTTTGTGAATCTTTCAAATAGTTGTTTTATTTCATTGTTCATATGTTTAATTATAAGATGGATTTTTAAATACTGTTTTTCTTGTATTAATTTCTATAACTTTGTATCCTTTTTTATTATATTTGTCTCTTGCTTCTTTTAATGTTTTGGTATAGTCGCTAAATTTTGCTTGTGTTTCTTCTGCTTGTCCTTCTATATTCCATAACATATATTTATTATACTTGCTTGTTTCTCTTTTTATTTTTACTAGATACATAAAATATTTATTTAGAATCTTTATTAGTGCAACCACAGTTTCCATCGTCGTCTTGTATTTGGTTACAGATATAACATTTTTCATCTTCGTATACGAAAAATTCGTGTATATCGAAATCTGAAAAGTCAATATTTTGTTCAAGATAGCATTTTAAGATGATAATATCCGGTACAAAATCTTTTCCTTCTTGGATAATGTTGTTTAATTCTTCTGTGCAACTTCTTACTGTTCTAGCCATATATCCGTCTGAACTTTGATTTTCTTTTAATAGTTCATCAATTCCAAATTCGTATTCTGCAATATACTTTGCGTAATTTGTAAGTAAGGATGGATTAATTAAATTAATTTCAATATCTAAACTATCTCCTTGATAGTTATAATACATTGGACTAAAATAATTAAATTTTACTAGTTCAAATCCTATTTTTGCTAATTCTGTTTTGATACTAAATTCGTAATTTGTTACGAATGCATTTTGTATTTCTTCTTTGCTTTCTTTGAAATTGATATCTTCTAATCCATAAAGACAGAAATCAATTCCGAACAGATCGCTTCCTTTGTATGTTGTGTTCATAAATTTATTCAAGCCAATTTTGGCTATTAATATAATTAAAGATTTTTAAATTATATCCTTCTTTTTCTATATATCTGCATAACGCATATTTAACATCTTCTTCTGTTCCATTGTCCATTGCTTCTGCAATTTTAAAACCATTTCCTATTACTCCGTATTGCATCATTTCATTGTAGAAATCTTTTGGAACATATTCTTTTCCATCTTTTCTATTTAAGATTGAATCTATTATCATATATTTATTTTTTACTGATTTCTTCGACATTGTAGTTTTCTCCCCATTCTTTTTCGTTTTCCCATTCTCCATCGAAAAACATGTCTTTTGCATCTTTTTTGCTTTTTGCTTCTACTTCGACTTCTCCTTGTCCATCGAAGTAATATTGAATTAGATATTTTGGCATAAAATTAAATGTTAATTATTAAATATTTTTTATTCTTCTTGTGTCCCGTCGTTATATCCTTCTTTTGCTCCGTCTTCGAATCTTTCTGCGTAAATTTTATCTATAATATTGCTTCTTTCTTCATCTGTTTTACAATCTTTTAGTTTGTTAATGAATTTTTGTGTGTATTCATTTAGCATAAGTTATAAGTTGTTGTTCTTTAATTATTCTTAGTGCTTGCATTAAACCTTTAATATAACCTGCGTAAAAGTTTGCCATTTCTTGGTCATTTGCTTCTGAAAATTCTACATATTCAAGAAAATCTCCGTCTTCTTTTTCATTATAATTCATTTCATTTATGTAGAAGTCTTTACAGTTTTCTATCAAGGCTTCGTTGTTTTCTTTGATTTGATCTATTATTTCAAAAATTATTTTATCCATATATTATAATTTTATTTCTTTAATTAATTCGATCGCTTCTTTTAATCCGTTGATGAAGCCGGCTTGATAATTCGCTGCGCCTTCATCGTTGGTGTCAAGTGTAGAAACATAAATAGATAAAGAGCCGTCTTCTTTTTCGTTGTAGTTCATTTCTTCTTTATAGAAATATTGATATGTTTCTACTAATTCTTTTTCTTCTGCTTCTGCTCTTTGTTCTAATTCTTTGATTATTTTATTCATATATTTTATATTCTTTTAAATATATTAGAAATGTTTTCTATAATATCTCCAAGTTCTTTATCGGTTTCTATTTCTTTATAGAAATCATTTACGTTTGCTATTGTTTGTGCTCTGCTATACCATTCTGGACTATCTTGTTCAAGTTGACAATCAAGTCGTACAAGATATTCAAGACATAGTTTTAGTAATTCTCGGTCAGTTATTTCTTCTATTTCCCATGTTCCATAGTCTAATAATTCTTCAACTTCTAATGTCTCAAGTGGTGTTATTCCTGTATAATCGTTTTTATGTAAGTTAATAAGTTCTTGGCGAATTTCTTCTTTATCATTAAAAGTTTGACCTTTGAAGAAATATTCGTCTTGTTTGTCTATTATTCTGAACATATATTTTAATTATGTTTATGTTAAAAATTCATTATCTCTTTCATTATATCCATCTTCAAAACCATCCTCATACAGTTTATTCAATACTTCTTTTTTGTCTTCGTCTGATTGACAAGCGTTTAGCTTGTTTAGATATTTTTGTATATATTTATCTTCTATTATATATTTGGATGGCATAAAATTATTTATTAAAAGTTATTTTGTTTTCAAATTCTTTTATTTGTTCGTCTGTATCTGAAAGACATTGAGCGAAGTCGTCAAGGTTTTCAAACGATGTTGAGTAGCTATAATCAAAAATAACTACTTTTTCTATTTTGTTACTATAATACTCGGCTTGTAACCAATAATCATCCCCGCTTTGAGAAGTTCTTTCTAAAATTGAAAAGTCAATTAGTCCGTCTTCTTCAAGTTTATAGGTATAGTTTTCTATTTCTTGATTGTCTTCAATAGGCAAAGTTTCATCTAGTTCTGGATCTAGTTTAAGAATACTTTTTTTAATAAGATTTTTTAATGGTTGGTATCTTATATCTCCATCACTATCAACAACATCTCCATTGTCTAATAAATAATATTTATAAGCATGAAAGCGTTTGATAATAATACCATATTTTTCTTTTGCTTCTTTTTTTGATATTTCTTTTTTCATATAGTAAAAATTATTTTTTGGTTAAAAATTCAATAATGTTTGTTTGTCTATTTGCATAAAATTTAATAAAAACCCTAGCATCAAATGGTTGACACTAGGGTATTTAAATTTATTCTTTGCTTTTTAATTTTAAACAATCATAGCAAAACATTTCTCCTTCTTCTCCTTCTGTTTCTGTTAACATTCCTTCTCCTAATTTGAAATGTTGACCACATTCCCAACAAGATTCTATATCATATTCGTCACTTTCTATTTCTTTTCCATTTTTATATGTTTTGATTCCTCCGAAACACATTCCTGGTTCTGCATAATCAATTGTAAAATTTAATGTTGGATATAGTTTACTGATTCTTTTTATTGCTTCTAGCGGTGGACTCCAAGGTGAATCAAATGTATAGATTAATTCTTTTTTTGATTCATGATTTATATATGCTGTAATATCCCATTTACATCCCCAATTATCGATTGCCCATTCATACCATTCTTCTTCTTCGAACTCTGGCATAGGAATAAATTGGTTTAGAGATAAATCTGTTTCTCTTGTCTTTTCGCTTTCTATTGTTTTTGCTTTTTCTTTAAATTCTTTTAGAATTTTTTCTTCTCCATCTATTGATAGAGTGTTTTCGCACCAATTTGGCATATGGTTATTTGTTATTGATTAAATTAATAATGAAGTCTGCTGATTCTTTATTGAATCCTCCAATGTGCCATTCTGTTATTTCTGACACATCGGTACCTTCTGATCCTAAATAATTATAACCATCTTTGTAGTTATAAATTGTTATTACTCCGTATGGTGTGTTGAATGCCCATTCTGCATCTGTTTTGTATTCGTCACCTGCTGAATGTTCAAAGTCAAAAACTTCGTTTAATCTTTTATATGTGCATCTTACTCCTCCTTGTAAACAAGATCCGTTTAATTTACTGTGGTCTTCTAATTTTGTTACTCCTTCTGGTAAAGTAATTCCTTGAAGTTTATTCTTTTTTTGTGGTAAAGAATTTTTGATTAATTCTAATGTTTGCTCGTAAGCCATTTCAAGTGCGTTTTCGATTGTTGTAGTACAGAAGCCTCCGTCAAGTATCTCGTTGAATTCTTCTGGATCTTCTGATATTCCATTATAAATATCATAGAAGTATCCTGGTTCTTGTGTTCCTTCGTAAATTTTGATTGTTAATTCATTTATTTTCATAGATTAAAAGAATTTAATAGTAATTGATTTAATGCGTTTTCCACAGGCTTCTTCGTATGTAGCATAAACAGGATAATATCCATCTCCACATCCACTACTTATTGCTACTCCTTGACCCTGTCCGTCATGTCCTCCGATAGTTCCTCCTAAGTGTTTATTTTTTGTTGTTTCATGACAAGCTGAGTTATATGATAAATCTGAACTAAAATCATTTGGATCAAAATCATTATCTTTCCATTTATCAAGATAACATGGGTCGATTAATAAGATTTGTCCGCTGTCTACTGGGCAATGTCCGATTAAGAATTTTTTCATAGATTAAATAATATAAATAGATTAATTTAAACCTTCGATATCGAAGTCATCGACATCGTATTCTGTTCCGCATACATTACATTTTACTTTTTTGAGTCCTCCACATTCGCTGTTTCCTCCGTAATATAATTTACCTTTATCGTCTATTGATGCTTGAAGAAGGTTGTTTTCGTAAATCCAAAAGTCTTCTGTTGCTCCACATTTTGTACATTTTGTTAAGTATGGCATATTAGTTAAAATTTGGGGTTAAATTAATATTAATTCCTCTTTTGTCTAATTCTTTTTCTATACTGTCTAAGTTTCTTATATCTGATGTTCCGTAACAAGCATTAAAGCCGTAACAGATATCGTAGTATTCTTTGTATAGATTCTTTAATTCTTTTTTGGTCATTTGTTGAAACGTTTTTTCTGTTGTTGGTATTGTTGTTTTCTTTTTCATATATTTATTATATTATTTGATATAATTCTAATTCTTCTCTTGTTAATTCGTGGCCACAATCTGGACAAAACCATATACTATCATATGTTTCGTCATCTCTTTGTCTATTTGGTCCGTCATAATCTTCTGTTTCTATATTATAAGTATAGTATATTGTTTGTTCTTGTGTATTGTCTATTTCATTGTTCTCTTCTCCACATATTGGACAAGTATATTTTGTTGGTTTCTCCATAAAATTAAATATTAATTATTAAATTACCTTTCCCGTCTACTTCTTTTCCGTTTTCGTCTTCGATAGACCATTCACCATAATCTAGTAAGTCTTCTAACGATAAAGTATTAATGTCTATTGGATTATCGTTTGAGTCTACTCCTTCCCAATCGATACTATGATAACTTGCTAATTGTTCTCTGATTTTTTCTAATGAATCAAAGGTTTCTCCGTCCGCGAAGCATCTTCCTCCTGTTTGGTTGTCTAAGATTTTGTATTTCATAGATATTAAAATATTAAGTTGTTTAATAAAATATTCCTAAGACAAATCCCATAATTATTCCTAATGAAAATGTAATATAGGTTTTATCCCATTTAGTTATTTTGATGTTTTTATCTTTTTTAATCTTACTAAATTTGTCATAAATAAAAGTACATTGTTTTCTGTGTCTACTTCCTGTTGATACATTACAAGAAGGGCATTTACCTTTTCTACTCCAAACTTTAGTTTGTTGTTTTGTCATATATGATTAAAGTTTAAGTTAATAAAAAAAGGAACAGACAAAATCTTTAGACGTATCCAAAGAGAATGGTGTTCCTTTCTGCGCTCTACAAGTAAATGTAGAACTGAATATAGTTTGAGGTAAGGTATGGGTATACCTATTACCCCAAAAAAAGAGTAGATGTTTGTCCTACTAACCTTGAATTATCACCAACCGGTCGCGGGTAATCGCGGTTTCGTCTGTGTAATGATTGCCTTCGTCGTTAGTCTTTCTATCCTAATCTGTGGTTCTAGCTGTAATCCTAATCCTATCCTATTTTGAGTAATCCAAATCACTTCCTCTACACAAGTGAAAAGAAAACGGAAAAACCAAGAAATCGAAACAAATGGTTAAAATTTGAAAAGATGTAAACAAAGCCAAAAAAAAGAAAAAAAGGATGAAAATGCCTATAAGAAACAAATGTATAATAGTATGAATATGAATGTGGTAAATATTGTTATTAAAAGAATATTGTAATAATAGATTAAATGGTAAGTCTAGTAAGATAGTTGATAGTTTACACATAATAGTAAACTATCGTATAAAGGTATTTTGTTATTGTGATTGTTTGTGATTGTTTTAACCAATGCTATTCTCTTTGGGTTGTGATTGTTTTAACCAATGCTATTCTCTTTGGGTTGTGATTGTTTTAATCAATGCTATTCTCTTTGGGTTGTGATTGTTTTAATCAATGCTATTCTCTTTGGGTTGTGATTGTTTTAACCATTGTCTTTGGATCGGGTATCCGGTATCCGGGAACCTGAAAGATATTGGTATCTTGGTTTGGGTGTCCGGTATCCGGGAACCTATTTGTATTCGTTGTCCGGTATCCGGGAACCAAAGTAGATTGATCTGTTTGCCTGTGGTATCCAAACTATTTTTTTTCTTTCATTCTCCTCAACCTCATATAAGTATACCGGTATCCGGTTCCCGGCGCCCGGGAACCCAAAAAAAGCGTAGTGGCAACGCCACTACTCCATTATTTCTCTATCCTTAGCTAAAAAAAACCAGTAGAGCATATTCTCTACTGGTTCTAGTTTAAGTCGATTAACGACTGATAGTCTGATTTTGGCTAATCCTAGCCGAATTATTTAGAAACTACGCTAACACTATAATCTGCGTCTTTCTTACCGTCTCTTTTGTCATTAGGCCATAACTCTATAACATCTGTAAGTGCATTGATGGTTAAGGTTTTTAAAGCATTTTTCCCTTTGGTGCTCAAAGAGATTTTAATGTTGTGAGTTTCCTTGCCATTAACTTTACATTTGTTAATCCAAGCTCCGCCTACAAAAGTTCTTTGTGTAGTGCTAACTGCGTCTGATTTTTCTACGTTCATAATAGAATATTAAATAAATAAAATGGGAATGTTATCCCAAAAAGAGAGTAGAGAATTTACAAGGCAAACGCTGACTTTACCGCATACATATAGGCGCCAACCCCTGCCATAACAAGGGTCACCAATACTGCACGGGCTTCGTCAATGCGATAATAGCCGTGTTCTTCGCCTGTCTCTTTGTTTACAACAACGTATGACATATTGTTATTCGTTATCTTTAAACTCGTGTACCGCAGGTGGCTGGGTCGCGAGTTCCCTAAATAAATAACCTTCTCCTTCTATTGTAGCTCTATTGAGCATGCAAGTTGGAAGAAGTTCGCCGTATTGAAGCTCGTGTCTGAGCTCTTTGATTGTGCCGACGAAGGCACAAGGTCTATAAGGGTCCATACAATTAAGCGGTTAATAAGTCAACAAAGCCAAATTCCTTGGTGGCAAGGTGTCTGGCAAACTCTAAACTATCGGCTTTAACGGTGCCGATGAGTTCGTATTCGTCCCAAGTGTTGAGACGAAAGACTTTAAATGTAATCATAGAATTAATAAACAACTTTAATTAAGAGGGTAAAAGATATTTTACCCAATGAAAGAGTAGAGGGATGGGGGAGGGGCTACGGGCTAAGGGTGGCCAATGGTCGGAACGGGTTAGGGTGGGGGTTGTTCTGTTTGGGTCCCCGTGGCTGGGAGAGATACTATGGAATACTACCCCACCCGCCTTTTTTTAAGAAAAATACTTCCCCGGTTCCCGGTAACCGGATAGAGTTTAAAATAAAAAATTTTCCAACTACCCGGATAGAGTTTAAAATAAAAAATTCTCCAGCCACCAAGCAAACCGAACGCGGATAAAAATTTTCCAAAATAAAATCGGTCCCCGGAGACCGTGCTGTAAAAAATTTCTAAAAAAATTTTAAGATCGAGGGTTTGCTATTTACATGGTTTCAGTATTCAGGTTTAATATATGTATAATTAAGTAATATAAAAAATATATTATATGGATATATTGCAATCGATAATTCATAAGGTAGAATCAGGTGCTATCACAAAAGAAGTGGGAGCTCTTGAAGCAAGCGAAGTAAATTTAATTAACGAATATAATAATCATTTTGGTATGGTAGAAACAATTACACCATCAGTAGCAGAAGAAGTAGCGGCTATGGAAGCTGTTGCTCCAGTAGAAGAAGAGGTTGAAGAAATAAACGAAGAGGTTTCTGAAAAAGAAACCGTAGGAGAAATTGTTTCTCCTGTTGAAAGCGTAAACTTAGAGAATCCTGAATTTCCTATTCTTGATGAATCAGGAGTTTTTATTTCTTATACTGAAGGTGATGTAATTAATCCTGAAGCAGAATTGGCAAGTGAATTCGTTATGGATTCCGAGAATAATGATAAAATTTTACAATAGATGTTAGCTTAGATATTTATTTTGTGTCCTGGTGGTAGAAGAAATTTAACAGGCATAACGAAAGCGTTTATACGAGCACCGGCTTTTCGTAGCTCTGGGTAGAGGTAGTTCTTCTATGAATTAATCCCCTCTACCACCAGGATATTAAATATATTTTTTATATGAAGATTAATCCGTTTTTAATGGCGTATTCATTTCGGTTAAAGGGGGCTACCTTAGAGGATGCTACGGATAACTATTATGCTTTAGTGAAAGCATTGGTTGATAGTTTAAGAGATTTTGGAGTTGCCGAGTTACCGGATCTTGGTAAATTTTATATTAAGGTTAGAAAAGAAAAAAGATATGTGAACAAAGATAAGAAAGAATTTTCTTTGCCACGTAAGAAACGTTTGTTTTTTAAGCCTTGTAAGAAAATAGACCAATACTTCGAATTGGCAGAAATTAAAAATATAAAATAATTTGTTTTATGGCATACGTAAACAAATATAGTAACATTGCATCCGCACTTGAAGAAGACGCGGAATCTTCTGATACTTATTTTGGTAGCGCTTCACCGAGTGCTTCGGATATTGCGTTAAATAAAAAGATTTTGAAAAATGCAAAAACTGAGGATACCGCGATGAGCGAAGAAGCAAAGAAAAGATGGTATCCAACAACCACTGAAGCAAATGTTGACATGGCTACGTCTCCGAAGAAAGAAGAAAAAAGTTATATTGGAAATTTTTTAAAAGCATTAGGTTCTCCGTTATACGCTGAAGTTGGCGCTGTGGAATCTTTACTTGGAAAAGGAACTAAAAAAGGATTGCTAGAAAATATTAAAAGTAATGTTGAAGAACAAGAAGGTTTCGGTTCTTTATATAGAAAAATGGGAATGGGTAAGACGGCTTCAATTCTGTTGGGTTTAGGAACAGATATTATCGGAGACCCTGTTAATATAATTTCAGCAGGGACAGCTTCTCTCCTTCCTCGTGTTATTAAAGGAGCCGTAAAGGGCGGCGCGGTTGGAGCAGCAAAAGGTTTGGCAACATCTATACCGGGTAAAATGTTAGAAGGTACTGTAAAGTTTGGAACTAAATTTGCGGGAGAAAAAGGTTCTACACTAGCAAAGACAATAGCTGAAAAACAGTTAAAAAATTTAGATGATTATAATAAAATCATAGGTCACGATCCGATGGAAAAATTGTTAGATGTTTATAATAATGGTTCTTTTGCTAGTAATGTTTTTGATAAAACAGAAGAGGTAATAAAAAAACTTCCTGGTGGAGATACTTTTTTGGATACTTTTATTTATAGACCTGTTTCGACTTGGCGTAAAAATAAATTAATCATTGAAGCAGAGAAAACTTCTAAGGCTATGGCTGACAATATTTTAGAAGAAGGTTCTACTTCGGTTACAGAGGCGCAATCAACGTTGGCATCTAAACGTATAAAAACTTTAGATAAATTTAAAAAAGCTTCTATGGCTGCCGGTAAATGGGATGATGATGCCGAAGAAGGATATCAAAAAGTTGTTAAAAGTTTTAATGAGACAGAATTAAGGACTCGTACTGCCGGGGCTAGAGTTATGGACTCTGGTGTTGATGCCGTTTTAGATACAGGAAATACTGGGCGTGTAACTAGTGATAAGTTAGCTGATGCTCTTTCAAAAGAATATTATGATCAAGCTGCGGTTTTAGCTATGAACGATAAAATCATAGAAGCTGGTTTCACCCCTGAAGAAATATCCGAAGCTCTTAAAGTGATGCGTGTTGGAAAAGAGGAGTCTAAAAAAACTGGTTGGAAGGTATACGATGAAATAAATCAAAAAATTACAGATTATAAAATTAAAGATGTTGCCGTGGGACAGAAGATGGCAGATACATATAACACTTTGTTGGGTGCTTTTAAAACTATTAAAGTTGGAAATCCTTCTTCTATCGTAACTGCAATTTTAAGTAACCCTACAATGGCTTTGATGAAAGGTTTGGATATATTTAGTTCTCAATATGTAAAAAGTGTTAATGTTGCCAGAAAAATTTTAGGTGGTACTGCTGAAGGAAAAAGTTACGCACAACTTTTGGATAGTCCTGTATTTGCAACATATATTCAAAGATACCCTGAACTTTTTAAAGCTGTCACTGGGTTCCATCCAAAATTTATTTTAAATAAAACAGAAATAGCGGAACAATTAAATAGAATAAATAATACTGATGAGTTAAAAGTTTTGTTTAAAGATTATAGCGAAGAACAAAAAAAAGAAATGTTAGAAAAAATGCACAAAGAATTAAGGAGTGTTTTTAGTATAGCTGGAAAAAGTGATACTCTTGAACCTGGATATAAATTAAATAAATCTCCTTTTGCTTCTATGCTTGCAGGAGAAGAATCATTTGGTACAAGTACTTTTGTTGCGCAAGAATTAGATATCACTGCTTATAAAAAATTAGTTAATTTAGTTGGAGAAAAAGCGGCCGCCGGTAATCCTGCTTATAAAATGTTGAATTGGTATTTAACAAAACCTATTGAAGTTTTTGAACAAGTTGATCAAACATATAAACTAGCAAACATTATTCATCTCACCCAAGAAGGTGTTACTGAAAACGAAATAATGAGAATGACTAAACTTGGAAGATATAAACCAGGGAAAGCTATTCAATCTTCTCTTAAAAAAGGAGAGCAATTTAATTGGTCAAGTGTCCCTGATGATGTAAAATTTATTGTTGGTAACAAAGGGCAATTATTGGCCTCCCGCGGTGATGCTGAAGTTTTTCTTGATCCGGTTACAAAAAGATATAAATTTACTCCAGATAAGGCTTTAGAAGAATCGTCTGAAATTTATATGAACTACGCCGCTATGCCTAAGGCAGTAAAAGTTTTACGAAGTTTACCTGTTCTAGGCTCACCTTTCGTAGCTTTTCAATGGGCGATGTTACATAAAACAGGACAAACGATAGTTTCTAATCCTGAATTATTAAATAAGATTCAGTTTGCTATTGGAGAAATAAATGGTGGCCGGTCTCCGCTTGAACGTTCTGCTTTAGAAAAACCTTATTATCAATGGTATAATAAAATGGGTATGGTGTCTTTGCCTTTTTTCCAAGATAATCCGTTATATTTAAACTTAGCTCCATTCCTACCATATTATTCGATGAATTTATTTCAACCAAGTGAAAGAAATTATGAAAAAACTTTAGGTGGCGATATGGCAAAATTTATTGATGCGACTCCATTTTTTAAAACACCTGAAGGTGGAATTTTACTTGATTATTTTTTGATGCCGATGTTAATGAGAGAGAGCGACGCTACTGGTCAATTTAATCAGACTTTATTTCCTACAGATGCTACCGCATTAGAAAAAGCAAAAATTATTACAATGCAGGCAATAGAATCTTATACACAAAACAATATCCCGGCAGCGTTAGGTTTAGTTACTCCTGAATCTGCTTTAGAATGGATTCCAAATTATAAATGGAAAAAAGTTGGATACGCAAAGGAAGGAAAAGGGTTGCATGGTGTCCAGACAAAAGAAGAAAGAAATTCTTTAGTTATGAGAAATATACTTTCAGCTTATACGGGTATTAACCTATATCCATTAAAGCTTCAATATTAATTTATACACAATATGGCAAATGAACAAATGGGTGGCGGATTTAACGCCGCAAACATGCCTCCAGTAATTGCTGAAGGCGATCAAGCAGGATTATTACCTGAAACAACTCCAGGACAAGAAAATATTTCAACAGGAAGTCCTGTTGATGCTATGAATACTCCTGAAGAATTAAAAAAAGGGTTTGAAGAATTACAAGCAAGAGATGCAACTTTAAAGGCATCAGAGGTTAAATCTCAAATGGATACAGAAAATATGAGAGTAGAAACTTTAGGTGCTTTATTTGATATAATGAAAAAGGCAGGAGTTGATCCCAATGATCAAGATTCAATATCTGAATTTTTAGATAAACTTTATGAATTCGATCCTGATTTATATGAGATATTTGAATCGGCTTTTAATAATTTGACAGGAGAACAATCTATTCCTCCAACAGAAGGAGAATCTGCTCCGGGAATTGCATCAGAATCTACTACCCCGGGAATCCCGGGAATGCCACCGGCTTCATCTACTACTCCTGGAATACCTGGAATGCCTCCGACACCTAGTTCACAAACTAATATTCCTATGCCAGAAGCTGGTGCCCCGAATCCGAAACAGTTTGGAAATTTAACTTCAACGTTAAAGGGTTAAATAAAAATAATATTATATGAATAACAGAAGAGTTCCTTTTAAAGAATACGAAAAAGAGTTTGAAGACTATTTTAAAACAGAGAAAAGAGGTCTCACCCATTTTTACAAAGTAGGATTTAAACAAGAATGCGGAAGAGATTTGTTTTTAAACAGAGTAGCCGAATTGGCAAATTCTTTGCAATCATTTATGTGGGATTTTACAGTGAAGGCAACTTCAACACTGAGAAAAATAACGTATGATAACAAAAGAATTTTTAAGAAGAATTTAAAAGCAGTATCTTTCCCTAAAACTTGTTTTAAACAACTTTGTTTTAAAGAAATAGGTTTTTATCCTGAATCACTTTTTAGAGGTGACGTAATTAAAATTTTGAATGTTTATTTGGAAGAATTATATCCTAATATTGATGAAATAGACGTATACAAGAATCCTATACCTTACCCGTACGTATACATGAATTTTAATTGTCTGGCCTTGGTGTATAAAATGGATGAAAAATTTGATTTACTTAAAATAGGTGAAGACAGAAAAATGTCTCCGTTAGATTTCTTTGATTATGTAATGAATTATATTTGTTGCTATAACGAAGAACATGGAACTAGATATACCTTAGAATCAAACTCATTTAGTAATAGATATTCTTTTTTAAGGATAATGGATAATACATATGAAGATAGAAAACAAAAAGCTCAAGCCTTTAATCCTTTCGAATAGTAAGACGGGATTTTATAGATCAAATTTATTTCAGCAAAATGTTCTTTTAAAAGCAATGACACATACTTCGGATTTAGAAGAGCTTAAAAAAATAGCTAAGTTTCATAGTACCGCGGAGGTACTGAGAACGTTAGATAAATTAGCTATTAGAAAAGAATACCATGTTGCTTTAGCTAAAAACGAAATGGGAATCGACGATATAACTAAAGGTATTTCTAATTTAGCAAAAAATTCTACTAGCGATAAAATAAAACTTGGTGCGTATCAAACTTTACTTAAAACGTTAGGTTTAGATAAATACGAAGTTTCAGAAAATCAAGGTAAAAATTGGGAGGAATTATTGTTAAAAGTAAATGAAGCTGAGAAAAACGAATCTCGAATGTTGGGAGAAAGTGTTAATACATTAAAAATTAATACTCCGGTTTATGATGTGGCTGTTCCGAAAATGCCTTCAAGTGTTAAAACACAAAGAGAAGAAGACTCTGCTTCTGAAAAATCTATATATGAATAATCTTGATTTAATAAATAAAATAAGAGACCCTAAAATATATTTAGAGAGTTTTTGTAAAATAAAAACTAAGAAAGGTGGTCTTGATAAATTTATTTTAAAGGAAGCACAGAAAGATTTGTTTAACGATATAGGAAGACATAATCGTATAATTATTTTGAAAGCTCGTCAGATTGGATTTTCGACAGCTATTTGTGGATATGCTTATCATTTTGCGATAACTCATCCAGGTGTAAACGTAGCTTTGATTGGTTATAATACAGATCTTACTATGGAGTTCTTAGAAAAGGTAAAATTGTTTTGGAGCACTTCTCCAGAGGAGATTCGTCCGACAATTCAATACAACTCTAAATATGAGATGACTTTTCCTAAACTTAATTCTAAGATTATAATTTTGCCATCAACGGAAAATGTAGGTCGTGGTTATACTTTGCATTTTGTATTGATGTCAGAATTTGCTATGTGGGATAAAGCGGAAGAAAAGATTACGACTATCGAAGCTTCTGTGCCTGAGAACGGAATAATAATTATTGAAAGCACTCCATATGGTATTGGTAACGCGTATCATAGAAGATGGGTAACAGATAATAATGGTTATTTGAAAAAAGAATACGGTTGGTGGTGGGAATATACTCAAGAACAAATTGATTCTATTGAAAAGAGAATGAACAACAGACAAAAGTTTGATCAAGAATATAATTTAACATTTTTAACAACTGGTCGTCCGGTATTTGATCCGAATTTAGTAAAAGATCAAAGAAAGAATATTTTAAATATAGGAGATAAGAACGGAGACGATATTGTCAAAGAAGAAGATGGTATAATCTTTTATAGTCAACCTAACAAAGAAAAACTTTATGTTCTTGGTGTGGATTCATCTGAGGGTGTTATAGGTGGAGATTTTTCAGTTCTGCATTGTTGGGACAGAATGTCTGGGGAGGAAATATTTAACTTTAGAAATATATTACCTCCGGATAGATTAGCTATTTTAGCTGATAAATGGGGTAGAATTTACAATAATGCTTTAATGGTTCCAGAGGTAAACAACCACGGTATTGTGGTGGTTAATAAATTGAAAGAATTAATGTATCCAAATTTTTATTATAGACCTGCTAAGTATGAGACTGCCGGTGGTATGTTTTCAGATAAAATAGGATGGAGAACATCGGTGGCTACTAGGCCAATAGTGATAGACGACTTTGCAAAAGCTATAAGAGATAAAGAATTAACAATTCATAGTAAAATTTTATTGGACGAGATGTCAGTATTCGTCTATGATAATAATAATAGGGAAGCTCCGATAGATTCCACTTATCATGATGATACTATTTTCGCTGCCGCTGTTGGGCTACAAGGATTTAAAGTTTTATACGATAAAGAATTAAACCAATTAGACGAACAAGAGAGTAATCATCTTTCTTGGAATAATTAAAAACATATATGTCTTCAAATTTAGTATATAGTGCTCAAGATTATGGCCCAGAAGAAGTCAAAATGATGAGTAGATTTCACATGCAACTTTTGGACTCTAAATTTTATTTTTTAAACGTAATTAAACCTCGTCTGGATAGAGCTTATAAACTTTATGCAGCATATAATGGTGACAGGGCATTGGAGATCAAAAAATGGCAAGCTAATATTTTTGTACCATACATTCAATCGGTTATTGAAACTATGATGCCTCGTATTTTAGACGCTAGACCAGAACTTGGTGTCCAAGGAAGGAACGAAGAAGATCAAGAAAAAGCTCCTAAGATAAAAATGTTGATGGATTTTACTTGGGAAATTTCAAAAGGAGACGCATTTTTAGAAGAGTTAACTAGAGCTGCTATGGTCTATGGCCTTGGTTTTGCTCAAGTGGGTTGGAAAAAAGACGTAAGAAAGCAAAAATTTTTAAATACTAAAGATCCAAATGCTAAAAAATTAGAATGGAAAGAGAAATCAGTAACTTATTATGATGCTCCTTTCATTGAATCTGTTGATAATTATGCTCTTTGGTACGATTGGCATAATATTAAACGTGAGAGTAAACAATATTGGTTAAAAAGAAAGGTTTTGACAGGTTTAGAAATCAAAAGACTGTATCCTAATTTAGATAAAGATAGATTAGAGTGCGCTTTAAGAACATATAGTGGGGATTTGGCAGATTATTCTTCAATTAGACAACAAGTAAAGACGGCTCATTATACAATTAACAAAGGATCTGATTATAGAAGTTCTTCAGGTACTATTTCTTATGGTATCAACAACGTTGGTTCAATTTATATGAATCAATTAGACCCAGATTTAAGAATGCACGAACTTTTTGAATGGTGGAGGCCTTATGACGACGCTTTTTCAGTCGTTATTAATTGGGTACCTTGTGTAAAAGGTGGCGCAATGCCAATTCCTTATGATTTTAAAGAGGCTCCGTTTATAGATGTGCCTTATTTGCGTTTCCCTCATGAATTTGAAGCTATGGGTCTTCCTTTGATTTTGGAAAATCCTCAAATTATGTTAAACATGATAAAAAATCAAAGATTGGATGCTGCAACACTTGGAATACATAAAATGTGGATAGTAAACCCTCTCGCAAACATCAATAAACAAGAACTAGTAACAAAACCTTTTGGTATTATCTATTCTACCGATCCAAATGGCGTAAAAGAGGTTCAATTTAGTGATATTAAGTCTAGTGCATATCAAGAAGAGGAAATGTTGAAACAAGACATGAGATATGCTTCTGGTGTAGACGATTTCTCAATGGGTGTAGGAGGCGGAGGCGCTTCTGCCACCGAGGTAAGGCATTTGAGAGAGAGTACTTTGGAACGTGTTCGCTTATTCGTTAACCACCTGGGCGATGGTTTGTCTATCGCGACACGTTGGTGGTTATCTATGTATAGTCAATTCTTTACTAAAAAAATGACATTAAGGATCATAGGTGAAGATGGCAAAACAATGTTTCCTCTTATAGAAGAAGACGATGTAAATGGTAGCTTTGATTTTAAATGTACAGTATTACCCTCTATTGCTGGACAAAACGACATCAACAAAAAACAAGGTATGGACTTGTTTCAATTGCTTATTAATTTGCCTTTTGTTGATCCTCAAAAACTTACAAACAAAGTTCTTAAATATTGGGACTGGAATTTGGAAAGCATTAAATCTGAAGAGGGTGCAGTTCCCCCAGGTGGAGCTCCAGGAATGCCTGGAACAACACCAGAAGGTATGCCTCCAGAATTAGCGGCCATGATGGGTGGAGCCGGAGCCGGATCACCGGAAGCCGGAGCCCCAGCAGGAGAATACAATGCACCAATGCCTTTAAACGGAATTCCACCTGATGTAGCTAAACAAGTACTCGCAGCTCTAGGCGCTCCAAACGTACCGCTAGCCGGTGAAGGAATGGGGGAAGCTGGTAATCCAATAAACTTACTTGCTACAGATGCCGGGCAACCACCAACAGTAAAAGGAGTTGATAAAGGAGCTGGTGGAGGACCTGGACCAGGGTCTAAACGATTTACAGGTAATCCAAGGGGATTTAATATGGGTGGAAAAGTAAACACAAACACAAATATTAATCATAATAGTAGTCCTGAATCATCACTGATGAAGGATGTAAATAATCTACAAAGATAGTATGCAATACAAAAATCTTAAAAATGCGGTTGCAAAAAACAACGCAGAAAAGGAACTAAATATTAAGAAGGATAAAAAGGAAGTACCAAAGAATGAGGTTATAAGAAGTTTAATAACAGAGATGGTTAAAATACCTAAAAAGTAATTTTATGGATAAGATTAAAGTAAAAGACAATTTACCGAATCTTAAAGCCAAAAGACAAGCTGTAACACAGATAGTAGAGAAAGAAGCTCTTAGGAATAAAAGACCTAAAAACCCTCAAGATAATATGATGACCAAGGAAAACCCTAAATGGTCAATTTCAGGTTATTCATTAAGACCAAAAGTTTGGTAATTAAATATTATAATATGTTTAACACAACTACAAACGATATAATCCCTAAGAACACTGCTTCTTCTAAAGAAGAAGAGAGGTTGAAAGCCGGTGTCGGGGTTCCGGGAACCAAAAAGAAGAAAAGACAGATAGTAAAGGACTTTTTATTAAACAGTTCTAAACTAAAACCAGTTGATTCTGCCTATAAAACAATTAAAGGTACCGGTCAAAATTTAAAGGACGCTGCAAACAGAGAATTGATTGACCCATTGAGATGGAAAAATTTAAAAAGAATTCCTGAAGCGGCAAATTCTTTAATAAAGGGCGATATGAGTTATTCTAAAAAATTAAGAGAAGAACAAAAGAAAAAGTAATTTATTTTTTATGAATAAAACAATTGAAACCGGTAAAAAAGCCGGTATAAAATGGTCAAATTTAAACATTGATCCAAAGCAATTAGAAAAAGGGATAAAAGTTGAACACGAACATAAAGATTTGATAGATAACAATAAAACCAAAGCAGCGAAGATAGCTGTGGCTCATTTAAAAGAAATTCCTAACTATTACGACAAACTAAAAACAATGGAAGAATCGGCTAGTAAAAAAGAGAACAAAAGAAAGATACTTGGAAATCTTATTAAAAAAGTTTAATATATTATATAATTATATGAAAAAAACAAAAAAAGTAAAAGAAGAAGAGCCTTTAAAAAAAGAAAAAGTAGAGATGACTACGGAAAAAATGATATCTTTATTAATGGATTTTTATGGAAGTGAAACTTGGTCAGCTTATCAAATGTATATAGATTTTTGTGTGCGGACAGCCGAAAATATACTTTATAATACTGATCCAGTAAAAGAACCTACTTTATTAGCTAGAAAACAGGGTATGCGTGAGGCTTTTATGATGCTTGAAAATTATATAAAAACAATGATAGAGGCAAAAAAAGAAGCAAGTAAAGAAAAGAAAGCCGAAGCCGTTGAAGGTGTGGAACCTGATTTTATACAAGGGTATTAACATAAAAACAGTATTTAACTATAATAAATATATGGAAAATAAAAATTGGATTGCTGGGGCTATAAAAAAACCCGGTTCATTGCATAAAATGCTTAATGTTCCTCAAGGAGAAAAAATTCCTGAATCTAAATTAAAAGTTAAAGGTGGTGATTCTCCATTGATGAAAAAAAGAAAATCTTTAGCTAATACATTAAAAAGTTTTAAAAAATAATTTATTTGTATATGAACAAAAGAGATATTGTTTTGTCGGAGATAAAACTTACTTCTACAGAACCAAAAAAAGAAGATAAGAAAAATAAAAAGTATAAAGTATTAGATTCTGTTATTGGTCCATCATTTCCGTCTTTATATTTAGACACCAAACGGGTGCCTGATTTAAAGGGGAAAGAGGTCGGTGATGAAATAACAATAATAGCTAAATGTAAAATATCATCTCATAGTATCTATGAAAATTCTTTTAAAGAAAATAGTTCTTGTGAAAACTTTTCTTTAGATATAAAAGAGATGGGAATAGCTTAATACAAATTATATGGCAAAATTTGAAAAAAAACTTTCTCCAAAAGCTGAAGAAGTGATGGAAAAAGCAGAGGAAAACAAAAAAGGAAAAGAATCAAAAAAAGGTAAAAAGAAAGAAGAAAAGGAATACGAAGAAGATGAAGACGAAGAAGATGAAGAAGGTGATTCTATGGAGGAAAAAGGTTTGATGGCTAGTATGGCCAGAAAAGTAAAAGCAGCAAAAAAATAGTAGTTGTATAAAAAGCTTTTTAAATAATTAATTATATATGAATATATGGCAGACATAGACATTTTTGCACCGTCGTCCGCACCAGCGGGTAGCGACACTACTCCACCTTCCGCTGGTGGGCAGGTAGGCAATGGCGGATCTGCGCCTGATTTTAAGGCGTTATATGAAGAATTGCAAGTAAAGTTAGGGGCTCAAGGTAACGAGTTGGGAGAATATCGTTCTTTCATGAAGAACGTTGCTCCATTGCTCGAAAAACTTGATGCTTCGCCTGAATTAACCAGAGCTATTTTAAGTGGCAAAGTTAATACCGAATTGGCAATTGCAGTAGAAGAAGGAAAGATTTCTCTTTCTGACGCAACTGTGATTACCGAAGCTCATAAACAAGTAAAGACTGAATTGGGTAAAGAAGCTGAAAAAGTTTCTACCAACGAAATGACTAAACTTGTTGAAGAGAAAATGCAGGAAATCAGAAATGAATTCAACGAAAAAGAAGATTTAAAATCTTTTAGGGATAGAACAGCGGAATTTATCGCTTCTAAACCGGATTTTGAAAAATACGCTGATGAAATTTCAAAATGGTTTTCTGAACACAAGGATCAGACAGATATCAGTATTGCTTATAAAGCAGTTAAATCTGATTATCTCGAACGTGCGATTGCTAATAACGATCGTGAAGCATTGGCGGAAGCAGCAAAAAATCTTGCGTTAAATGCAACGGGCGGTGGTGGAAGTATAACTTCTAAAGGGCATGCTGATGAAGATGTCTTTGATAGATTGATAGCATCAAAATCAAATCCAAATTTACTGTAAGACTCCTTGTCTTAATTCAGTAATGGACAAAATACATTTTTGTACCTTTACAATTCAAATAATATAATATGGGTAACGAATATCCGTTTACGTATGTAGAGCGGATATAAAATTTCGTCATATGCGGGAAAGTGTTAAAAAGTAATAATAGGATACTGTATGGAGTGATCTTGCAGCGAACCCTAAAAATTTATTACTTAACATAATCCGCAGGTAAGGCACTGTTAATATATTCGAGAGAAAATTTTGGAATTTTATAATTCATACATTCAGGTATCTCATTGATAAATGGTTCTAAAAACTTTTTATAAAATAAAACTATTCCAGTTTTATTAAACCGGAAAGAATACTTGTTGTGTGTTTTGTCAAAGTTTATAATAGCTTCTATTCCCCATCTTTGCATAAACCATTTTTTTAAAACTTTATGTTCAGACAAAGAATAACAGCAACTATAGATTCTTAATATGTGACATTTTTTAATGATGTCATATTTATAATAACCATCATCTAAAAACCATATCAAAATAGCAAACTCACTTATTGCGTTAAGAATTTTTCTATTTATATATCTTCGTTTAATTCCTTTTTCTTTTCTGTAAAATAACCCATACATGTCGGTAAAAACTTGATGTACGATTGTACTTGCATGGTAAGATGTTTCTCCTCCAAAAGATGAAATATTTTTATCTTCTGTAATTACTTCTGTAGTAAACGGTAAAATTAATTTGTTTTTGTATTTTAAATATTCTAGTTGTTTTTTACAATGGGAAGTTTGAATCCTACAATTTCCATTTGGTTTTACATTTATAGAAGAATCGCCAAGTAACCCTCCATAACATAATTGTTTTTGTTTCTCTGTTAGATGGGGTAAATTTTTTCTAAGAATTAAAGTACTAGTTCTGGTTTTTCCAGAAATATTTCTTTTTTCTTTCCACCAATTTTGTTGGCATGTAATATCACAAAAGTTTTTTTTATTATAATTTTTGTGTATAATCGGAATATTTTTTTTGCAATATTTGCATTTTTTCATATAAAATATATTAATAAATTAGTTATATGTATTCTAACATAGAACCTACTCAGTGTCAACCTCAACGACTTGACGCGAAACTCTTTATACAAAAAAAGAGATGATAAAGTCTACTCCTACGAGTGATCGTAGGTGGAATATTAAATTCCTATAAAATACAAAATAATAGGACTACAACGAACCGACTCACGACCAAGGTGTCGTGACGCAAGTTGCTGGTAACGCAGCTCGTTCAACAGCTGTATCAAGTTCAGAAGGAAGATTAATTGTAGATGCGGTCGATAAGATTTTCCTTTTAGAACCAGTAAAACACCCATTAGTTACGTTGACAAAATAGCGTCTTAGGAATATAATAAATATATTATAGCCTAAGAGAACCTGTCTATTTGCTGGAAACTCTTGTTAGGCCATAAATACTTAATTAAATATAAGTAAAAATTTTATGGATAGAGACAACCATGCAGGGAAGGTTAATGATTTAAGTTACATCGGAGGCTTCTTCGATGGAGAAGGTTATATTGGGATGGGTATGCAAAAAACTCATGGAGGGGTAGATAGAAATATTTTACCTACAGTGAGAATTAGTAATACTGATCCTAGACCATTACAGTATATTAAAAAAGCTCTTGATTCTTTCGGTATAAAATGTTGGTTATCATGTCGAGCAGGAGAAAAAAGAAAAAATTTAATTAGAAAGAATGGAAGTTATGTAAAAGATATTTATGATATCGGTTTGTCTGGTAAAATACAAGTTAAGCTTTTTATAGAAAAAATTCGTCCATACATTTTTTGTAAAGGAGATCAAATGGACATTGTAATGGAATTTATTTTATCAAGAGAAAAAGCCTTAGAAGGTAGAGGAAGCAGAAAAGGAAAAGGTAAAGCAGAATATTCTCAATATGAAATTTCTTTAATAGATAAATTAAAAAAACTTAAACATTAAAACCCTCAGAGACTACACGACAGGACGATTAATTTCGTAAGATATAGTCCGAACTGCATGGAGACATGCAGAGATAAACAGAAATGTTTTATCCTATTGAAAAATAGTAACAAAATGTATTAACTAATGTAGGTAAAGTTTGGGATGGTAAATCATGGAAAGGAAGCTCTTTAATGAAAGCTCCTACAGGTAACCCTGAGTTGAATTAACGTTTGAGCTCAGGAATTAAACTATACTATATGCGGGAAACACTGAGTATCTGTTAGTACCGAATGGTAAAAATCTAACAGTGCAGTCAATCCGCAGGAAAGAAATTTAAGTATGATAGAGGAAAAAGATCTCTATTGGTTAGCGGGTATTTTTGATGGAGAAAGCTATTTAACTACTAATAAAAGATTAGGAGTAAATAAAAGTGAAATATCAGGTTATATTACAAGAATAGGCGTTGGAAATACTGATTCTGGGATGATTAAAAGAATCTCAGAAATATATTGTGAATTAGGTGTAAAGTTTTATTATACTTTACATAATCCTCCGAAAATGAGACCTGATTCTATGAAATATATTTCTATTAACATTGAAGGATATAAATCTTGTAAAAAAATATTAGAAGTTATAAAAGGTAAAACAAAATCTCTCCAAAAAAATATTCAGATATCTTTAATGCTTGATTATATTAACTACAAAATTTTAGGAGAAAATATTAATAAAAGTAGGGAAGAAAAAATAGAATTAAAAGAAAAAATAGATGACGTTTTTGTAGAAAAATTAAAAGAAGCAAAAAGATTTCAAATTTCACCCTCAACGACTAAACGAATAGCATCAACTGTTTTAAGTTGGTGAAGATATAGTCTGACCTGTATAGCGATATACAGAACATGGCAGAAATGACCATGTCTATCATAAAGATAGTAACAATAATGTCAAATGGTTTGAAGACGTTTATAATGGCCGCTACGCAAAAAATAGTGGTACATACGCAGCTTCAGGTGCTTTGACCATCACTGTAACAGGTGCTGGAACAAACTCAGCTTACATTTTCACAGTTGGCGATGTGTTTATGAACACACGTACAGGTGAAAGAATGGTCGTAGCAACAATTGCTACTGGCGCAACAATCACCGTTGCTTCTACTGGACGTGCTTTTGGTACTACAGCAGCTGCAGCAGGTGCAGATGGAGACGAATTGATTATTGTTGGTAATGTTAACGAAGAAAATTCTGGTGCTCGCAATGTAAACACCACTCGTTCAACAGCAGTAACCAATTATACTCAAATCTTTAAAACATCCATTTCTGTTTCTCGTACTGAGAAAGAAGCTTCTTTATACGGCGGTAAAGATTTGCCATATTTGAGAGCTAAAATGGGTACACAGCACGGCTTAGACATCGAGCGTGCATTTTGGAATGGTGAAAAGAAATACGACACTAATGGTACAATGGGACATCCTCGTCGTGCTACAGGTGGCTTACGTGAATTCATCACTTCTGGAAATTCTTACAACCAAAATCAAAACGGTGTTCTTACAGCTCCTGATTTGAATACTTTCTTACGTGAAGGTTTCACTTATGGTTCTGAAGTAAAAACATTGTTTGCTGGTGGTTTAGTATTACAAGCTATTAACGAAATGGCTCGTGGTCAAATTCGTATGAGACCTAACGAAACATCCTACGGAATGCAAATTTCTGAATGGGTAACCGCTTTCGGTAAAGTCAATATCGTATTTAACCCATTGTTCATTGGTTCTTTTGCTGGTGACGCTTATTTGCTTGATATGGATTGCATCCGCTATCGTTTCATGCAAAATAGTGATACACAATTGCAAACAAACATCCAAGCTCCTGATGTTGATGGAGAAATCGATCAATATATTACAGAAGCTGGTTTGGAACGTAAACAAGCTCCTAAACATGCTTTATTAACTGGTGTAACCGCTTAGTAAACTATTAGGAAAGTAAATAAACTCTTCGCCGGGGACAGAGTAAATAAACAGTCCCCGGGGGAGAACCCCGTTTCTCTCCCCGACATGTCACGGGTCATTGACTATTTAATCTAATGGTAAATATAAACAATATGGCGTCTTTTGACTCCTTATCAACACGCGAGTTGTTAAAACGCGGTTTTGCTGCTTTCGTAACTGACGATACAGTAGCAAACACAGGTCCAGTAGCTATTCGTTTACGATATGTTGGTACAGGTACTGTTACTTCTGTAACTGTTACAACTGCTACCAATATCGTAATGATTACTTCTGATGGAGGTACCGATACATATGCTTTCAACGCTTTGACAACTATCGGAGCTGTTGTAGATGCTATCAATGCTGATGGTATTTTTCAAGCTAAAGTTTTAGATACTTTGAGATCTATAGCTTCTGCTAGCTCCATTACAAATGGTGCTATCACTGCTCATGCTTTCGAAGGCGAACTTGTTTGGGATGCTTTAGTAGACACTTCAGCTATCTTTAATATTGGTTACAGAATCTCTTTCGACAGAGGTTTTAAACGTAACAAAATTAAAGATCAACATAGAGTTTCTTTAAAAGAAATTATCTATGTTACTGATGTAGGTGCTGCTTCCAAAATCAATGTTTATGAAATTGATAAATATGGAACAGCAACTTTGGTTTACTCTCGCCCTGCTGTAGATCACGCTGCTACAGAAAACACAATAACATTTGCTTCAGGACACGGTGAAATCACCGCTAATGATGGTAATGATTTATTGGTTATCGCAGAATGTGGTACTTCATTGGCAAATGGTTGCTATATGAATGTAACCGGAGAAATCGCTTAGTGATTTTATTCCGACCTTGAACAATCGAGGGGAGAAAACTGGGGTTAGTCCCCCTATTTCCCCCTCATTGTTTCTCGGATTTATATGAATATTTAATTTTAACAATTATGAAATTTATTTCTAAATCAGCAAATTACCGTATCGTTTTACGTCCTGGTATTCCTGGAAGTTCGGTACAAGGTACTCAATCTATACCAGGTTTATACGTAAAATTTGAAGATTCAGTGGCAAATGTTACAAACGAAGAACAAATAAAACTTTTAATGGCCTCAGAAAAATTTAATATTGATTTTGTGGTTGCAGACGATATAGCTGAAGCTGCTAGAGCTTATAAAGCTAGCTCTGTAGAGCCTGAACACGATATGATAAATATTGAATACGGGCATGTGGGTAAAAATTCTAATCCTAAAGGCCCTGTACAAATTGGACCTGATATGCAGAAAGCTATTGCTGAAATGGCAAGCAAAATGGCTATGGATATGGCAGGTAAAATGGCCGTAGAAATGGCTGCAAAATTAGTAAAAGAAATGTCTAAAGATAGTAAAGATAGTAAAGAAAAAGATACTAAAAAAGAACTTGCTAAAGAGTCAGTATTCAACGATAATAATAATAAAGGGAAAGGTAATAAAAAAGAAAAAGAAAATGATGTAAAAGAGACTGAAAACGTTGATGAAGAAGAAGTTGTTGTAACAGACACAGAATTAAAATAAATCGCGAATAAGTTAGTTTTTAATCCTGTTCGCTAAAAGATACGGTGGACGGGATAATAAAGTTAACTTTTTAAATTAATTTAAAATATGGACATAAGAACTTCGGACGAATATTATCACTTAATATACGATCCTTTATTGCATGGGTATACAACCTCTTTCTTTAAAACAAAGACTGGTTCTCCTGCAATCTCAACCAATGTTTTGAGACTTGCTAGTGCTGCTTTTTACACTACAGGTCAATTTATGTATGGCGAATATGCTTTTAAAGTAAATGTACCTACAGTAGCAAACGCTTCTTTAGTTTGTGGTGCTGCTGGTTCAACTGATATTACTGTTTGGGACCAAATAACAGACGGTGAATTTGCTGTAACTTTAGACGGTGTTGCTTATAACGTAACTGGAATAGATTTTTCCACGGGCGCGTATACACCAGCTTTTTTAACTGGTAAAAGTACCGCAACAGCGACTATCGATACATGGTCTGCGGTAACCAGCGGTGGTTTTAAGATCACGATTGATGGTACTGCTCGCGCAATAACTGGTATAAATTTTAAAACTGCTTTCCCTTATACTTCTGCTTATTTAACAGGTGGAAACGCAGCTACTTCTACAATTGCAACTTGGGCAGCAGTCTCTGATGGTAGTTTCCGTGTAACAATGGATGGAACTCAACGAGATGTAACTGGAATTGATTTCAGAAACGTGGCGGCTTATACCCCAGCCTTTTTAACTGGTGGAACAAGTGCTACTAGTGATTTTGCTACTTGGGCAACAGTAACTGATGGTTCTTTTGATATTACTATCAATGGTGCGGCTAAATCTATAACCAGTATTGATTTTACTGGTGTTTTAAGTATGGCTGATGTTGCTGCAGTAATTCAAGCAAAATTAAGAACTGCTACTGGAACAAATGAAACTGTTGTTTGGTCAACAAATAAATTTATAATTACTTCTGGTGTTACTACTTCCGCTTCTGCAATTACTGTTTTATCAGCTACAGGATCAGGTACAGATATTTCCGGTGCTGGAGCAACTGCTTATATGGATTCTGACGTTGGCGCTGGGGATGAAGCTGTAACAAATAAAGTTTCATTAATGACAATGGCACAAGTAGCTACTACAATCCAAACAGCTTTAAGAGCTGTTACAAGTGCTTTGGAAACAGTTGTTTGGTCTACAAACCATTTCGTTGTTTCTTCTGTAAATACTACTGTAGATAGTGCAATTACTGTTTTATCCGCTGTTGGTTCTGGAACAGATATTTCCGGTGCTGGTGCTACTACTTTTATGGATGCTGAAATAGCTGTTGGTGCTGTAACCGCTCACGCAACTACAAAAACAATGGCTGATGTTGCTACTTTAATACAAACTGCAATCAGAACTGCAACAAGTAAATTGGAAACAGTTACTTGGGAAGGGACAAATCATTTCTTGATTTCGTCTGTAAATACTACTTCAATTAGTGCAATAACCGTTGCTTCAGCGCCTGATGCTAATACAGATTTGTCTGGGGCTGGAGGTACTACGTTTATGGATTGCGATACTGGAAACGGAACTGTTACCGCTCGTGCTATGGCTGATTCTATGGACTATGTAGCTTCTCAAATACAAACTGTTATTGTAGCTCTTACAGGAGAATCTGATACTGTTGTATATGATACTGACCATTTTGTTTTAAGATCTGATACTACTGGCGGAGTAAGTTCTGTGTCTGTATTATCCGCTGTTGATGGTGGGTCTGGAACAGATATTTCTGGAGCTGGATTTTTGAATGGTTTAACTGGAACAGGAAGCGTAGTAATTGGTTCTTCTAAAAACTTTGGTTTAAAACTACCTTGTATGGGAGCTACAAATTATATTCTTTTCCAAGTTATTGGAGATAGATTAGTTTGTAAAACTTGCGATGCAGCCGGTGGAATTGAATATTATTCTACTCCATTTTTATCTGCATGGATGGGCGTTGACACTGTTTATTCTTTTGTATGGGCGATTGATTCAATAGTATTTTCTGTAAATGGAGTAAGAATTGCTAAACTTGCTGACCATGTAGTTAAAGATGTTCCTTTGTCAATAATTGGAGAAAATTTAAATGCTGATAATACTGATTTTGGATATATTTATTTTAAGGGTGTACGTAAAACTAACAGCCAATTTACTCACACGTTCACAGTAACGGCTTAATTGAATATTTTATATGACCCCAGCTTCTATCGATGTAATATTAACACGACTAGACACCTTATGTGAATCAAATAAAGATGAACATAATGTTATTAGATTACAAATTGAAAAAATTTCTGTAGATCATGAAAAAAGAATTAGAAGTTTAGAAGATTGGAAATTACAATTTGTGGCTAAATTTTCTGTATATGCTTCGATAGGAGTGTTTTTGGGGACTTTGGCAGCTCAGTTAGTTATTAAATATTTACCTAGATTTAATTAATTTAATTTTTATATTATATGGACGAAGAAAAAAAAGTAACCGTAGAAGTAGAACAAGGTTTAGAATCAGTAGATTCTGCAGAAGTTGAAAAACAAGTTAAGCTAAGAGAACAAGCAGATTTATGTTCTGCTGAAATTAATGGTGTACTAGAAAAGTATAATTTTCAATTAGTATTTAGTCCGATTGAAATTAAATTAATACCGAGAGAAGTTAAAAAATAATTAGTAGTAGCCGATATAGCTCAGTTGGTTAGAGCGACTGTTTTGTAAACAGTAGGTCATCGGTTCGAATCCGATCTTCGGCTCAAAGTTGTTCTTTAAAAATTATCTTTCCGCTGTCAATCGCAATTCGCCTAACGGGGAAGGAAATTGACATTTTGGCATTCGTGAGGGCTTTGGCTCTCTCTCGGTCAAGTTCGAACGGACATCCTGCAAGGATAAATACTTTGTGGATATGTCTAGCAAAACCGAACACGATTGCTCCGAGGCCTGATCTGGGGACAGGCCGTCTTTAGCCCCCAACTCTAATTGTGCATAAGTCGGTTATACATAATTACGGTTGGCAGTGGGGAGGTAAGTCAGTTCTTTAAATGAAAATTGTCTTGAGCAGTCAATATTCATTACTCCAGTAGGAGAATCTAATTTTTAACATAAAAAGCTTTAATAATACAATAACCATATTATTATGTCAGGGTACAATTCATTGATGGGAAATTGCCACGGAGGACTAAAAACTCGTAAAATACGCAGAAAATGTCTTTCTATAAAGTGGTGGCACAGGGGAAAATATTTAAAAGAAATTTCAAGTAAATTGGAATTTAAAAAAATCGCCGGTTTAGTTCAGTGGTAGAACAATTGCTTTGTAAGCAATGTGTCGGGGGTTCAAGTCCCTCAACTGGCTCTAGCTGTTCTTTAAAATTTACTATCTATATCGTGGGGTCAAGTTAAGTTCAAAGTCTATGATAAAAACAAAAGTTTACACCTCTTACAAGGGGTTAAGTTCAAGTTATGATGCTAAAATTGATATTATTGATGAATCAAGTGAGCGAGAATTTGAAAACAAATATCTTGCTGATTATAGTTTCATTCAAAATGAATTGAAGCATATGTTGGGAAAAACCTTAACGCTTATTGACGCGTCCATAGCGGGGGCGATGCAAAACAAAGCGGTTAAGGATACTGTAAAACAAATGTATATTGATGAATATTGTAATTTGTCAAATAGAATGTTTAACAAAAAATATTGGGATAAGTTAAAAGTAGATATCGACAATTCACCTGCAGAAGAAGTTTCTATAGATGAAGCACTTGATATCGAATAATTATTAAATTCTTGTCCCCACAACATAGATAGTAAATTAACAATTCAAGGAGAAATACAATGGGAGAATTTATTAGAACAGAAAGAAGGTATTGCGGTTGTGTGGAAGCTACGCTAACACACTTTGTTTACAAACAATTAAATGGTGATATTATTTCTTGCTGTGCTATTTGTAGTAAAATAACTATCATCGGAAACTGGAGGAAAACAAAATGAAAAGTTTTATGCTTGATTTTGTAAAGTGTGAGATTTGTGGCGTTATCAAAATGCACGAGTTCTTCCACGATGAAACGACAGGAAAAGATTTCAAGATTTGTCTTAAATGCGACACTAAATCAGATGTTGCTGAACACAAACCTGACCCTGTCTTGGCTTCAATGCGGAGGTGGTGATATGAGGATGAAGATCATTAAGAAGGTGGACAAAGTTCCACCAACAGCCAAATGTGCTGGAAAACTGGATTGCGTTTGTAACCAATGCGGAAAGAAAGTCTTTCATTATCTCTATGAGTTGAATTCCCGTTCTTTTATAAAGTGCATTGTGCACGATGAAGAAGTATGGGAAGTAAAATTTATTAATGATAAAACTGCTTAGCAGTAATCATTAACCAGTACTAGGGGAACTGGATAAAATCCCCTAAAATTCCGCGCGGTAGAGAAATGGCAGCTCGCTTGGCTCATATCCAAGAGGTTGGATGTTCGAATCATCCCTGCGCAACTAGAAGTTCTTTAAATCTAATGGAGGAAAACATGAAGGAAATTAGAATTGTTAAATCTACGCTCAAACCTGATAAAAAAGGTAGAGCGTTGATTATGCCGATGGGAGACATTCATTTGGGTCACCCAAATTGCGATGTCGGTTTGCTTAAAGAGAAAATTGAGATGTGTTTGAAAAAAAACATCTACGTTATCGGTATGGGAGACATGATTGAAGCGTCTCTCAGAGACAGCGTAGGAGATGGAATTTATTTTCAGAAATTAAATCCAAAGGAACAAATTGATGAAATTATTCGTCTGTTCTATCCTTTGGCAAACAAAGGTCTACTTCTTGGAATACATTTAGGTAATCATGAAAACCGTATTACCAAGACGACTTCTCTTGATGTGGTTGATATGATTTGTAATGCTTTAAACGTTCCTTATCTCGGCCATTCAGCTTTGCACGAGATTAAGGTTGGCAATCAAATCTACACAATCTTTTCAACTCACGGAAGTTCAGGTGCTAGACTTGCTACTTCAAAATTGAAAGCTGCTTCTGATTTGTTTCGCTACATTTCTGCTGACATTGTTCTTCATGGACATCTTCATTCACTTGACCATCTCACATCAATTTATTTTGAAGTTGTAAATGGAAAAGGAATTGAAAAAGAAAGACACGTAATCGTAACTGGTTCGTTCCTTTCTTATGTCGGTTCTTATGCAGAACAAATGAACCTTCCTCCTGCTAAACTTGGTACAGCTCTTATCTACTTGTGGGCAAAGCACAATGAAATCAGAGTTTCACTTTGATAGGGAAGGGGAGCCCCTTTTATGCTCCCCTCTATATTTTTTAATATATGAAATTTTTTGAAAAGTTAGAAGAAAGATTAGAAACAAAAAAACTTCTTTTTCAAGAAAAGCTATGGATAGATAAAGCTATCGTAGCTCTAGGGGTAATTGTTTTAACAATTTATATAGTTTCAAATGTTTATTTTATCATAAAAGGAAATTAAAATATGTTTTTATTAGACAATATATTCGTAAAACAATATCCAGCTAACGCTAAACTGTCTCCGATTGATAATCGTAATATCCAATACAAAGAAATTGTTTCAAAAATTCCTGTTGTAAAATGGGAATATAAAACTTTGGAACAAATTCGTAAATTTCCTATTTTTAATCAAGGCGGTGCTGGCAGTTGTGTGGCTCATGGAATAAAGAAAATATTGGGTATAGAAAACTTTTTAGAGGAGGGTAAATTTGTAGAATTTTCCGCCCGCGATATTTATTCTCGCGGATTTTTACCAGAATGCGGAATGTATGCACGACAAGGTATGTCTATTGGTAGCGGTTATGGTGCAACGCTCGAGCAACTCATGCCGTCGGAAAATTTAACCGAAGAACAAATGCGTAAAGCTGAAGATAGAACTGCAACAACAGCTAAAATCGCAGAATTATATAAAGGTGGAGCTTATGTGCAATTAGATCCACATAATTTTGATGAAATTGCATCTGTGTTAGCTCGTGGTAAAGGAGTTGGTATGACGTGCGGTTATGAAAGCAGAGCATGGCAAAAACCACAAATTGGACAAGTTATAAATCCACAATATTACCATTTTATTGTAGCGACAGATTTTACTATGCTTAATGGCCAAAAAAACTTAGTTTTTGAAAATTCTTGGTCAGAAAGTTGGGGGCAAAAAGGTAGAGGTTTTATTGCTGAAACAGAAAAAACAATTATCTATGAGGCTTGGTATTTTGAAAATATGCCAAATAATTGGAAAGAAAAGAAAATTGAAGAAGATGAAAGTAAAAAACCAAAATATAAATTTTCTACTTTTATGACTTTAGGTGTAAGAAGTAACGAAGTAAAATATTTACAGGATTGTTTAAAATATAATGGTTTGTTCCCTAATACAATTGAAAGTACAGGTTATTATGGAGGGGTTACTTATCAATCTGTGTCTGATTTCCAAAAATATAATAATTTAAAGATAAATGGTGTCGTTGATACCCCTACTAGAGAAGTTCTTAATTCAATTTTCGCTTAATTATATGAGATCAATAAAATATATTGTTATCCATCACAGCGCTGGAGGAAAAGCTGAAACAGTAAAAACTGTAGACACTTTTCATAGAACAAAGAATTGGGGAACAGCAAAAGAACCAATTTATGCTCAAAAAAGTGCTCTTGGTTGGTACGTTCAATATCATTATTTTATTGATAGAAAAGGTAATTTTACCCAATGTAAGACTAGTGAAGAAATCGGTTGGCACGCTGGAGTTTGGGAGGTCAATAAAACATCGATAGGAATTTGTGTCTCTGGTAATTTCAATATTGAAAAACCTACTGAAACACAATTAAAAACATTAAAGACAATATTACAATATCTAATGAAAAAATATTCTATTAAAATAGAAAACGTAAAATTTCATAGAGATTTCAAAAAAACCGATTGTCCTGGTAAAAACATGACAATAGGAATAATAAAACAATTAGTCGGTTAAAATATTAATTAATTTAATTTTAAATGTATGAACGAATCAAAAAAATATTCTTTCAACAAAGCAGACGGTATCAAAATTTTAAAAGGTGCTGGTTATGCTGTAGGTGGTACACTTTGTGCTTATGGATTAACGATAATTGGTAATTTAGATTTAGGTACTCAGACTGTTCTTATTTCTTCAGTATGTTCTATATTATTGAACGCTGGGGTTAAATTCTTTTCCGGTAAATAGTTTTTTTATTTGGGGCATTAATCGTGGAAGTGCCTCAAAACAAATAAATTATAAAAGTTTTAATTATGGCTTATTTAGATCCAGTTACAAATTTTGCTGTAGTAGTCGTAAGCGGTTTTTATGACGCTTCTGCCACAGCAATAACATTAGCTACTGGAGAAGGCGCTAAACTTCCCGCTTCTGGATCGTTTAATCTTGTGTGGTGGAACAGTTTAGACTATCAAGAACCTTCTTCTGACGCAAATAAAGAAATAGTTAGGGTGACAAATAGAACTGGAGATGTATTGACAGTAATAAGAGCTCAAGAAGGAACTTCTGCAACAGTAAAGAATTTATCTGGTAAAACATATAGGATGGTATTGTCAATCACTAAAAAGATGGTTGATGATATTGAAGCTCACGCAGTAAACGTTTCTAATCCTCACACAGTAACAAAAGCTCAAGTAGGATTAACAAACGTGGATGATGTTCAGCAAATGCCTCTTACTTATCTTGATATTGACACTACTTTAGTAGCTGATTCTAATGTAAAAGTACCTTCTCAAAGAGCTGTCAAATCTTATGTTGATGTAGGTTTATCTGGAAAAGAAACTGCTCTTACTTTTGTTTCTCCGGTAACCAGAACCGTTAACGCAATATCTTTAAAAGGATTAACTGGTTTCGGTACCGCGGGACAAGTAATTAAAACTAATGCGGGGGGAGATGGATTAGAGTGGGGAACTTTAGTCACTTATGGTGATGTCACGGGCCCTGCTGGGGCAACAAGTGGTCACGTGGTGATGTTTGATGGAGGAACCGGTAAACTTATCAAGGATAGTGGTTTGGATTTATCAGGTTCAAATACTGGAGACGAAACCGAATCTACTATAAAAACTAAATTGGGAATAGTTACATTAAGTGGAGTAAACACAGGAGATGAAACAGAAGTATCTATAAAAACTAAATTAGGAATATCTGTATTAACAGGAGATAACACAGGAGATCAAAATTTAGCTCCATATGCATTAAAAGCAAACGTATTGGAATTGGATAATGTTTCTATCTTTGTCCCAAACGCAGATTATGAACCATCAACAAAGAAATATGTGGATGATTCTGTATCAGATAAGATTACTTTAGGATCTTTATCCGCAGTTTATCCTATTGGTTACGCAATCGCTACAGGAGTAATAAGTATAGCTCAAGCGAATGCCGGGGCTGATGGATATTTAACACAAGTAGATTGGAACACTTTTAATAATAAGCAAAACGCTTTAACTTTTGGAGTATTAAATGGTAACACTGTTATAATAGATAGTAGTTCAATAACTAGTGGAGAATACGCTAAATTCACAGTGAATGGTTTAGAAAGTCGTAGTACAGCGGAAGTTCTTTCTGATATAGGGGCTATGCCTCTTGGAACTATACCGACAATGATTACTGTGGAAAATGAAGATACTGACGGAACTTGTTTTCCTTTGTTTGTAGTAAGTGCTACCGGAAACCTGTCACCGAAAACCAATAATGGTTTAACTTATAATTCTCATGATAAAACATTAACGGCTGTTGGTTTTATTGGTCCGTTAACTGGAGACGTAAATGGTGTAACTATAACAGAATTAGCTACAGGATTTACAATCGCTGGAGGAACTATTGAAAAAACTCTTACTGTTCCCCTTGACGCTAGTGTTTCAGGAACGAATACAGGCGATCAATCTCTTGAAAGCTTAGCTACTCCTGGAACTCCGGGCAGTATAATTGTTTCAAATGGTACAAATTGGGTGGTAGCTGTGTTAGTTCAAAACGAAATTCCTACAGGGGTAGTAGACGGAAATAATAGTACTTTTACTTTGGACTATGACCCTTTGCCTGGAACTTTATTTATATTAAATTATGGAACTGGCACTGTTTTTGAAACTGAAGATTTTGCAAGACTTAATAAAATAATAACAACAAACGTTCCTCCTGATAAAGGAACGCAAATTAAAGCAACTTATTATCGTTTATTTATTTAATTTATGAAGAAATTTTTACTATTTTTACTCGCAGCTTTTTTAATCTCTTTGGTGGGTACAAGAATTTATTATGCTAATTCAGCATCTGTTTTGCCAAAATCTCAAGGAGGCACTGGAACAAGTACTGACTATGGATATTTTAATCAAGTACCTTTAGCAGGACAAGTTTTACTTGGGTCTTCCACTGGTAAATTTTATTTAGTTCCAACTTCTTCACTTGGTGTTGGTGGAATAGGAGTAGAAGTTGACCCTGTTTTTATAGCAAACAGTTCTTCTTTACCTTATTTAAAACTAGTTGATTCTAGTACTTCTACTTGGAATACTGCATATGGATGGGGAAATCATGCTCTTGTTGGATATTTAACGACATCAACAGGATTAACTACTTCTAATTTTGCTACTAATACAATTTCACAATGGTTTAATGATGTAGGCTATACCACTTCTTCTGTTTCAAGTGAAGTTGACCCTATATGGAATTCAGTATCTACTACATATTTAACAGTTTTAAATGCTTCTTCAACTTATTTAAAAATTTTAGCTCCGTCTACTACTTTGTGGGATACAGCATATAGTTGGGGCAACCATGCTGATGCTGGATACATTAAAACTTGGGTTGAAACAGACCCTATCTGGACATCTGTATCAACTTCTTATTTTAAACTAAACGCAAACAATACAAGCACAGGATATACTTCACTTGCTACTACGACAATCGATGGTTTATTGTCAATAAATGGTAATGGAACTTTTGCTGGAGATTTATACGCTGACAACATCAATTATAATGAAGGTATGTTGGCTGACCCAACAATAGCTGATGCTTCTGGTGTCACTATCTCTGTAACTTCTGCCGATGTTCTTATTCGTTCTAATTCAACTTGGGGTGGAGATGGAAAACTTTATCGTAAAACAGTTCCTGCTTCTACTACTTTAACAATGACTGATAATAATCTTAATTATATTTATGTTGATTGGAACTCAGGAAATCCAATTTACAAATCAACTGTTGATAGAACAATCGTAAATAACTCTGATATTATTCCAGTAGCTCGTGTTCAAATGGTTAGTGGAAATATTGAATATAAAATTTTAAATGGATATTGGGGTCGTTCTCTTGCTGTTCGTAATCTTGACCGTGTAATGAGAACTCGTGGTATTGGTGGTATTGAAAAAGAGCCTGCGACAGGTTTAGTACTTTCAGAATTAACAGGAAGAATAATTGATATTTCTGCTGGATATGCTTGGTTTGGATTAACTCGTGTATCTTTAACTGCAATTACTTCTTCAATATCTAATACTGAAATGCTTTATCACTCAGGCACTGCTTGGGTTGGCACAAATACTTCTACTTATAACAATACTCAATATGATACAGGGACTGCCCTTGCTACTCTATCTAATGGAAGATATGCTGTAAACTGTATTTGGAGAAATATTTCAAGTAATGAAATTGATTTTACTTTAGGTTCAGGAAACTATACTCTTGCACAATCTCAAGCAAGTTCTTGTCAAACTCCTCCAACAGATGTGTCTTCTTTTTATGTTCTTGTTGGAAGAATAATCGTATTAAAAAGTGCAGTAACCGCTACTCAAATTGACCAAATAGGAGGAACTGCTTTTAGTTTCTCTGGTGTTTCAAGTCATACAGATTTACTTAATCTCGATTATGCTTCTGCTGGTCATACTGGTTTTGCTGGAACTGGAGTAGAAAATACTTTTACAGTCACAAATACTTTTAATGCAATAACTGGCACAGACGGAGCTACTTTTGCGGGTAATATTGGTATTGGAACAACTACTTCAATAGGTAAGTTAAATATCCAAACATCAGGAACTTCTGATGCTTTAAAAATCTTTGAAACTGGCGGAACTGAAATTTTAACA